AAAGAGCAAGACTCCTCATGAGATATTTGCTTCTTAGATAGCTCCATTAGACCAATGCCCTATTGGAGGATGGCAGAGTGATCCTGTATTATATGGGATTGATGCAGTAAGAATGAAATATAAATCCAGTCCTCATGTAGTGTTTGCATTTAACTACACCACTCAGGGCTATCAGGTAGTTATGCCTACTACTATGGAGTATCATCCATCAGGTAATTTTCCTGTAAATAGAGTAGATGTTGCCCCTAACCCTTCTTCTGGTCTGCATTTTTTCTGGAATCAGAGAGCTAAAGAGTTTATTAATCCTACCCCTGTAATTAATGATGCTGTTATATAGGATCATGTAAACTATGTGAGTACCCCTAATCATAATAATTATGGTTATCTGTTTTTGGCAGAGTTGTATCAGGATAATATATCTAACAGGTTTGGAGGACAGACAGAAGAAGCATTTGAGTCTAATAGCTGGAAACCTGCGGGGAGCTCCGTGTCCTTAATTTCAGGGTATAACTCGGATAATACCCCTATACCAAGGACTGATACAGTAAGTGTTCGATATGTAGAAGGAGACACCTATATACAAAGGTATGACCATCTTAAAACTTATCCATATACCTTAGAGGACTAGAATAGTGTAGTGGATATTATATCCTTTGTATGTGAAACCCGCATTAATATAGATGGTAGGTATGACAGAAACAGGGGTTAGACATCTAATCTTGTGATGACCCCAACTAACTTTAATAAATTGAATCCTGTATATTCTCAGGAAAATAATTTCTTTACATATAGGGGGTTGAACTCATCTAAGTATTATGTAAATGATTTTCCTAATTCTGTTACATGGACTAAAGAAAAACAGGCTGCGGCACTTATAGATACATGGACTAATATTACTCTGGCATCTACTCTTGACTTAGATGGGGACAAGGGGTAGATAGTCTCTCTTAATACCTTTAATAATGAGATATTCTGTTTCCAGAGACAAGGATTAAGCAATATAATATTTAATCCTAGGGTACAGATACCCTCTTCTCAGAATATCCCTATAGAAATTACAAATAGTGGTAAAGTAGAAGGGAAGAGATATCTGAGTAATAGCATAGGGTGTAATAATAAATGGTCAATTATAGAAACTCCGGCAGGTATTTATTTTATAGATAATATTACCAACTCCCTTTATTTATTTAATGGGCAGGTAAGTAGTTTATCTGATAAACTAGGATTCAGGTCATGGATTAATGATAATAATAGTCTGGACAACTGGGACCCTATTAACTTTAATAACTTCAAGTCCTTTTATGATAAAAATAACAATGACCTGTATTTTGTAAATAAAACCCAGTGTCTGTGTTATTCTGAGTTACTACAATAGTTTACATCATTTATGAGTTATGAGAATGTTCCTGCTATGTTTAATATAGGTAGTAACTTTTATGCTTATAAAAACAATGGTATATGGCAGTAGTTTAGTGGGGATTATAATATGTTCTTTAATTCCTACAGACCCTATAGTCTTACTATGATTGCAAATGCAGAGGAGCCCTTGGATAAAATATTTAATACACTTGAGTTCAGAGCAGATACTTGGGATGGTACTACTTTACTCAATAATTTTACTTTCGATACTTTGGAAGTTTGGAATGAGTATCAGTATGGAACATCCAAGCTTAGTAATCCTTTAGGCAGACCAGCCCCATTAAAGAAGAAATTCAGAGTATGGAGGGCTAATATCCCAAGAGATAACAAGAATAAAAGAGATAGAATCAGGAATCCTTGGGCTTATATTAAGCTCTCTATGTAGATTCAGAACACCTACAGGACAGAATTTCATGATGCTATAATACACTACTTTGCTTAAGTAATAAAGCCTGATAGACAACCTGTTTATCAGGCTTATTTTATTTCTGCCAGAACTGTAAATCAGTAAATAAATTCTGAGGGTAAATATCTATAAAGAATAAATAATAAATATGCTATAGCAAGAATGATAAAATGAATTAATATATTGTTATATTTAAAGGTTTCACTTATATTTGCAACAAAAATAATTATAGTATGAATAGAAAAAGAATTCATAGATACTTTAGAGTCCCTTCAAATAAGTTTCCGGATGGAGGGCCTAAACCTACTTGGGGGCAATAGTTCTCCCAGTCAATATCTGATGCATTTAAGTCAGAGAATTTAGGTAGTACTATCCCCTCATTACTGGGGGGTGTATCAGGTGTAGTGAGTGGAGCTATAGCTAATTCCCAGATAGCTGATACTTCTGGTATTGAATCATAGTTACGGTCTGCCCGGAATATATCTACAGAGGTTACTGATCTGGATAATCTTATGGCTGAGTGGGGTTCATGGAATAAGGCTAAAGATAATTATACAGCAAAAGACCTTATGCAGAGTGGAAGTTCCTAGGCTGGTAACATATTAGGCTCAGCAGCATCAGGAGCAGCCATGGGCTCTATAGGAGGGGGTCTTGGAGCTATTATAGGCGGAGGTGTAGGCTTAATATCAGGATTATTTGGAGGAGGTGCTGCCAAGAGGAAAGCCAGAAGGCAGGCTAGAAAATTAAACAGGATGGCAAGGGAAGCTAATTAGAGGAACCTTGCTACTTTTTCTATGAAAGCTGATAATATAGATACTCAAAATAACCTTAATATGTTAGCTGGATATTATGCCTTTGGAGGCCCTCTTGGTGGAGCTATTGATTATGGATTGGCTCAAAGGGAACTAAATAACCAATAGCTTAATGCTATGTCTAAATTCAAATTTACCTCTTTGCCTGCTTCTGCCGAAATACCTTCTTTAATAGAAGATATTAATACATTTGCAGATGGGGGAGATATTAATATAAAGAAAAAGAACCGGGGTAAATTTACCCAGTATTGTGGGGGAAAAGTTACTTCAGAATGTATCAGAAGAGGTAAAAACAGCCCCTCTGCTGCTATAAGAAAAAGAGCTACATTTGCTCAGAATGCAAGAGGGTGGAAACATGCTTTTGGAGGTGATCTTCAGACTCATGGAGGAGACTATTCCAATGGAGTAACCTTTATTGAAGAGGGGGGAACCCATGAACAAAACCCTAATGGGGGGGTAATGCTTGGTGTTGATCAAAACTCTACACCTAATCTGGTTGAACAGGGTGAGGTTATTTATAATGACTATGTATTTAGTGATAGGCTTAAATTACCTAAAGATACATAGAAAAAATATAAGTTCAAAGGAAATACATTTGCAGATGCAGCCAAGAGTTTGCAGAAAGAGAGTGCAGAAAGACCTAATGACCCTTTAAGTATAAATAGTCTCAAAGTAGGAATGTAGAGGTTAGCTGATGCTCAGGAGGAGCTAAAAATGAGAAAACAAGGAAATACCAGACCACAACAACCTATGTATGAATAGAATACCTTTGCAATAGGTGGGGATAAATCAAAGTATCGGAAGTACAATAATTATACAGATATCCCCCCCGATTGGTATACTCCATCTTATATGGACTTTGTAGAGTCCCTTAGTTAGTACAGTCCTGAATCAACTGCTTGGATGCAAAGAATAAATAGTGGATAGTTTGGGCCTGTTGGTGGTAACACTTTTGAGGATGTACAGGATATTAAAAGATTAGCTGTAGATAGAAAGAAAGGCCCTGTACATAATGCTATGTTGTCTGCTATGGACAGTACCCCTCTGTAGCCTAATTCCCCTGTGATTGAAGGAATATCTAACCCATTGGATTTGTCTTTATCACTTCCATAGGAAGAAGTAGAGGAGGAGGGCCCTGTAGGGGGTATGGGTAATAAAAGGGCATCTTGGTTAAGATATGCACCTGTGGTAGGAGCAGGACTTGCTACAATAACAGATATGTTTAGTAGACCTGATTATAGTAATGCTGACATGGTTATGAACTCAGTATCAGGTTTAAGAGAAATAGCAGCACCTGTAATTGGAGATTATTTGAGTTATAAACCATTAGACCGTAATTATTACTTGAATAAGCTGAATAGGAATGCAAGTGCAACAAGGAGAGCTATACAAAACACATCAGGGGGAAACAGAGCCCAAGCTCTGGCAGGTATTCTTGCTGCTGATTATGGTTATGGGGAATCTCTTGGGCAACTTGCCAGACAAGCTGAAGAATATAATCAACAACAAAGAGAGAGAGTAGGGGCCTTTAATAGAGGAACTAACCAGTTTAATGCTGAGACTTCTTTAAGAGCAGCTATGGCTAATAAACAGAATGAGGAACTTAGGTTCAGAGGAGCAACTACTGCTGCACAAATGAGGGATAGAGCAAGACAGCAGTATGATATGAGAAGGAGTAATAATCTTAATAACCTGATACAGGGTTTAGGAGATATAGGAACAGAAAATGAGCAAAGAAACTGGCTTGATTTCTTGGCAGAGAGTGGGGTATTAAAGGCTGACACAAGAGGAAGATATACAGGAAACAGGAAGTCTGGTAAGAGTAAATCAAAGAAAAGGAGAGGATAAGTATGTTTAATTTCAATTATATAAATAATGCTAAGTTCAGGCCATTCAGTTATCAGGAGATGCTGTAGCCACTATAGGCATATACTAACGAATATAATACTATACAGGAAGGTATAGGGGAGTTAGGAGCTAAAGCTGATATGCTCAACCAGATTGCAAATGAGCAAACTGAACCTCATGCATATGCTATGTATAAACAATATGCAGATGACCTTACAAGACAAGCTGAGTCTTTAGCCAAGCAAGGGCTTACTCCAGAGAGTAGACAAGGACTTCTTGATTTAAGAAGGAGATATAGTTCGGAAATATTACCTATATAGTCAGCTTTTTCAAGGAGACAACAGTTTAGTGATGAGGAGAGACAAGCCAGATTAAAAGATAGCACTATAATGTATGACAGACCTGCTTCTACTATAAGCCTTGATGAGCTTATTGCTAACCCTGCATTGACTCCTAAATCTTATTCAGGGGCACTTATAGCTAAACAGGTAGGCACTGCTGCACAGAATTTAGCCAGAGAATTAAGAACTAACCCTAGAAGGTGGAAATCTATATTATAGAATCAATACTTTGAAACAAAGCTCAGTAAAGGATACAGTGTAGAAGAGATACTACTTACTGCTGCTGATGATCCTAAAGCACCAAAAGAGCTTAGGAGTATTGTAGATGATGTTATCAGAGGTACAGGAATACTTGACTGGCAGAATAGGGATGCTATTAATAATGCATATGCTCATGCCAGAAGAGGTCTGTGGAGTGCATTAGGAGATACTCAATACCAACAAGTTGCAAATAGGGGTTATGAGTATGAGATGAAGAATAAAATGTTAGGAGAATAGTTACCCCCAAAACATTATAGGTCTATTGGTTAGGTTGAGGTTCATGATTTAGATACCAGACAAATGGAGATAGATAAAGCCCTTATAGCTGAGTTGGAGAAAACTCCGGGATTATACCACGTAGAGGCTACAAGACCCATCAAAGGTTCTAAATATGTATTGGCTGACCCATAGTCCTCTTATGCAGTACCTATTGGGGGAGGGGAGACTATAAGGACTGAGAAATACTATCCATATCAGGAAAGGCTTAAGGAGCTCAAGGAAAGATGGGGGGATAAAATGGATTTCCTTACTGATGACCAGAAAGTAATTCCTTCAAAAGCTAAAGAGTTCAAGGATTACATAGACACTTAGATAAAGAAGTCAGCTATCAGGAGAAACCAATACATAGTAGATATTACAGACCCCTCACTCATTTCTAAAAATCTTAGGGAAAACATTCAGGCAAGGAGTGCAGATAATGACTATACAGGGGTTTATGAACTGAAGAAAGGAAGAAAAGGAAGTGCAGTAGATTTGGAGGATGTGAATGAGTACTTTACTGATAAGGGACATATAAGGTATAGTCCTTCATATGGAATTGTTTATACAGGAACTAATAGTAAGGGTAAAACCAGATCATTTGTACTTGACCCTGAAGTTGTAACCGGTCAAACAGTTATAGACAAGAATACAAATAAGAGAAGAAATCAGTATAGTATGGTACTTGAAGCTATAGATCAGGCTATAGAGAGCAATGATGAGAAAGCTCAGGAATACTACATTGACCTTTTGTTAAACGATATTTACAGCAGGTTTAATTCTATTAGTAAGATACAACCTAAAACTCTTACTGCAAAAGAAGAATCCGGAGGATAATATGGAAGATAAAAAAATAGTCGATCCTACTGAAGTAGGAGTATCAGGTTTAAAAGGAGTAAATACAACTCAGGGAAGTCAGAGGGAGTATGATAACTTTGGTATAGGAGAACCTTACACTGATCCTAGCTTTGGGCTAAGTACCAGTATTCAGGAATTTAAAGCTAAAAGGGCACTTACTCCTATGGAACTACCTGAATAGGGAGTAGGATTTGTAGGATTAGGAGATAGTATGTTTGATACAGGGATACAATCTCTTACCCAGCTTGAGAACTTACAAAATACCAGAGGTGAGTTACAACCTTGGTATCTTCAGATAGGGGCAGGTATAGCTAAAGGTGTTGTACTGGCCCTTACTACATTTGCTGATGGAATTATAGGAACTTTGGTAGGTTTAGGACATGCAGCAGCTACAGGAACATTCTCAGGTTTTTGGGATAATCCATTCTCAAATGCAATGCAGAGAATTAATGAGTGGTCTGAAGAAGTTTTGCCTAATTACTATACTGACGCAGAAAGAAATGAGCCTTGGTATGATAATATATTTACAGCAAACTTTATAGGGGATAAATTCCTGAAGAATCTAGGGTTTGCCGTAGGAGCTGCTTACTCTGGTAAAGTAGGTGCAGGTGCTACATCAAGACTACTGGGCCTTAATAAAGCAAGACAGGCTTTTAAAGGGGCAGCTACAGCCAGTGGTCAGGCACTTAATCCAAATGCAGCTTATTAGGCTTATAGACAAGGGGATTTATTTCTTGATGGAGTAAAACTTACCAATGAGTTGGCAAGGGATGCTAAAAAGTTAAGAATGGCTGAACCTATTCTTAAACTCACAGGGGCTTTATCAGGGGCAGTGGGTGAAGCAAGGATTGAAGCTATACAGAATAGTAAAGACTGGTTTGAGCTAAACAAACAATATCTGGATGATGCAAGGGCCAGAGTAGCAGCGGAGGAACAGGAGGCTTTATTTAAAGAGTTTCCCCAGTTTGTTGAATATCAGTTATCCTCTGATGGCAGAACTTATGAAAGAGTTCTTACTCCGGAAGGTCAGGCTATGTTACAGGCTAGAGTAGATGCTAAATTTGACTATAATGCAGGTTTGAAGAAATTATCAGAGGACAGAGCTAAAGTTGGTAATCTGGATTTTATATTGAATATTCCGTTACTTACTATATCTGATGCTTGGTAGTTTGGTAAATTCTATGCAGGGGGTTACAAGACAGCTAAAAGAGGAAGCCAGATACTAAAGACAGTTGCTCAGGATGGGACCATAAGTTACAGTGCATCCAAGCCATCTATGTTCCGGAATATTATGAAACTTGCAGGTAAAGGAGTTGCAGAAGGCCCTTATGAGGAAATGGGGCAGGCTGTTGCAGCTAAAGTTGCAGGATATAAATATGCTTCTGAACTTAATGACTTCTACGGGGCTAAAATAAATCCTGATGCAGAGAGTGAAACAATAGACTGGTTACAGGCTATAGCAAAAGCTATTAAGCAAACTTACGGAACTGCTGAGGGTTGGGAAGAAGGTTTCATTGGGGGTTTGACTGGTCTGGTAGGTATTCCGGGTTTTAGAAGTACAAGGAACAGTGAGGGTGGTTTTCAATCTCCTATATATCTATAGGGGGGTATAAAGGAAGATATACAGGAAATAAGGGAGCAGAATGAGAGGGATGATGCAATTGTAACTCAGCTTAATAATAGGGTACAATCTCCTGAGTTTCTTAATTACTACCAATCAGCTATCAGGCATAATACATACCAGAAACAAATGGATGAGGCTGCTGATAATAATGATAACTTTGAGTTTAAAAATGCAGAACATAACCAGTTAATCAGTGATGTTATCATGTTTGATAAAGCTGGCAGAATCAATGATCTGTATGATATAATTGAAGAGGCTGGTACTATAAAGGAAGAAGATGTAGAACAGATAAGACAACTTACTTCTAATCAGGAAACAGGTACATCAGTATATGATGGTATGACTGATGCAGAAGTAATTGAGCATATAAAGAAACAAACCCAGCAAACTAAGGAAGCTGTAGATAACTATAGAAAAATCAGTCAGGACTTACAGGTCAAGATAGGGGATTACTTTGATGAAGATGGCCTTGAAGAGATGACTTATTATTTTTCAAATATTGATAACCTTGAGAGTCGGTTTAAATCGGTTTATGAGAGTATAAAAGGGAGGCTCCAAGGTGTACTTGAAACTTCCCCTGATGCAGAGTTTACTAATAGTGAGGAAGATAGGACTATTAAGTTATCAGACCTGTTAAATTCCTCTCCTGTAAGTTTGCTCAATGAATTTGCTGATTCCAAGGAGGCTTTGGCTTATATTGCTCTTGTAGATAAGACATTACAGGCTACTCCTGAAAAGCAGGATATATTAAGTGAGTTTGAAGACCTTGCAAAAATAGCTAAGAGAAGGGCTGAATTTATTGATAAGTATGAGACCTACCTGAAGAATCCTTTGGCTTTATAGCAAAAACAGGAGGGACAAAGAGATAATGTTATAAAGGAGTAGGAAAAACAGGAAATAGCTGAGACCATAGAATCAGCTAGGAAAGCCAGTACTCTCAGGGAATTCAGAGAAGCTTTGAATAGTCAGCCAGATTTAACTAAGAGACAGTAGGTTCTTGATGAATTAGAGAAGGAAGATAACCAACTGGTTAGGTCTTATAGGGATGTATAGTTATATCAGGGAGAATTAATGAAAGAAGTAGATAAGTTGTCCTTACCTGAAGAAGTTAAGGATAATATTCAGGCACTTCTTGCAAATCAGTATGATAATGCTAACAGTTTAGAAGATATAGCTAATCCTGATTCTCCTTTTGTCAATAGTCTGGAAGTTTTGTATGATGAAGCCTTATCAGATGATTAGAACACAGCCAACTTTATTGATGCATAGTATGGGGCTCTCTTGGCTATGTATAATGTTAATAATAGTCAGAGATTTAAAGAAAGATTCCCTTAGTTATACCTTCAACCAGTTAAGAAGAGAGATAATGTAAAGGGGACTACAGTTAAGGAAACTACAGGGGATAGTGGTACAGCTACTATACCTGCTGTTAATAACACTCTGCCTGTAAATGTCTATGAACCCCCTGTAGGAGATATTACCCCACAGGTCTTAAAGGAGGAGAATAAAGTGGTTAATGGGCAGGTTACTACTCAATCTTCTTTAGATAATAATCAGAAGGGTAAAAGACCTTACTACAGACCTACTATTCCTGAACTTCATATTGAAGCAAGTAAGGAAGGGGATTTCAGACCTTTCAATGTAGTAGTTGCAGAGAAAGAGAATCTTAACTTTGATGAACTATATAACTATCTTAGAGATAATAATGCTTTCAACTATGTAAATGAAGGTAATCTAAGAGCAGGTGATGAACTTGGTTTCATGATTGATCCTGAATTTAATGACCATACAATCTTTATTGTAGATAAAAGAAATAACCAGATAGTAGGTTCATTAGATGAAAGTGAGTATGTAGTAGATAGATATGAAGGATTATCAGGTTTAATTAAGAAAGTTAAAGAAGAGTTTAATCAGACTGGAAAGGATAAGAAGTTTATAGCTACTCCTACTACAAGAGTTTCACAGATAATGGTAGGAAGAATACCCTATGGTACACAGGAAAGGAACTTAGAGGAAATACCTAATGTTTCAGCAGATTCTGTATTTGGTATTATTAAGAATGGAGCTCTTTCCACTAATGGAAAAGTGGGGGATAACTTGATTATCAAACCTATGGATATGAGTCAAAAGGAAGGTAGGATGTATATTCTTATTCCAAATGCTGCTGGTAAATATTCTCCTGCTGCTGTAAGGGTTAAACACTTTAATAAAGAGGAATATAACCCTGATGATATTACAGTAAATTCTACTCCCCTATACAAAAATATCAGAAAGGGTATTGATGCTTTAGCTAATGCTTTTACAGAGGAAGATGTTAGTAATGCAGTTAAGGACTTAGCAACCAGTTTATATATTGGGGATATTCATATTGATTTTGTTCAAGGTAAGAATGGTAATGGTATTAGATTTACTAAGACTCAAAGGGATGCTAATAAGAATGAAATCTATGATGAAATAGATGGGAAGAAAGTCAGAAGAGAAGATACAAGAACTGTATTCTTAACTGAAAGATGGGACCCTAATGTTCTTTATGAATTAGGTGGAGAAAGTGTAAAAACTCAGCCTGATGCAAGAGATTCACAGGAAGTAGCCAATGAAATCCAAAATGTCCTAATGGAGTTCAATCTTCCTTTACAGGTAAATGTAGGTATGCTTAACAGGGAAGGCTATAATAATATGTTACTCTCATCAGGAGTACTTACTTCTAATATAACAGATGCCAGTGTTAAAAGTAGTTGGTTTACAACAGACTACTTTGATATTCAAGGGAATCTTCAACAGGCTGTTAACCCTGCGTCAGTAAAGCTGTCAAGGGGTACAAGTGCTAAAACTCCTGTAGAGGGTACAGAGGGGGCTATTACAGGAACTATGATCTCCCTTAACAACTCTGTATACTATGTAGATTTAACTTCAAATACTGTGAGGGATAATAATGGCAGAACTCTGAGTTCCTTCCCTGAGTCTGTTTTTGATATGGCTTATATACAGGAAAATTATGGTAATGCATAGAATGGTTCCATGATGATAAAGGGTGTTACACTCCTTCCTGATGGTAAAGTCCTGAATAGGAATACTGGTAAATACATTACAGGTGCAGAAGCTTCTGAGTTTAAACAAAAATTATCTGATAAGAAAAGAACTGCTGCTGACTCCAGAAAAGTAATAGATCAGATTGCAGAAAATCAGGGTAAAGTAGATAAGACCAGAACAGATAAGGAATTCTACTATATACTTGAAGAGGATGGAGAGTATCATGAGTATAAGAGGGTACATTCAGTACTAGGGAATAACCGGATTGAATCTCCTCAATAGACCAAAACCCTACAAGACCTTAAAGTTAATCTGTCTAAAAATGCAGATAATACTATAAGATACAATAAGTATCTTAAGAGCTTGAGTAACTATTATAAGATTGACCTTACTACATTTGAAGGTAAAACAGACATACTCAACAGGGATGCTGTAGTAAGCATTATAAAGGATAAAATATCTGAAACACAATCACAGAGAGCACTGGAAGCAGGTATTTCAGTAGATGGAATAATCAGAGACTTCTTTACTTCTAATGAAGTGCCTGTTAAACCTGATAATCTGTCTGAACAAGCTTTCAATGATCTGCTTACTTCTCTTACTGATATTAAGAGCAATATGGAGATAAGGGGGGAAACATTCCTCACTAATAACATAGTACTATTTAATAAATATGATAATGGGGACAGAATAGCCGGAGAGGTTGATATTCTTTCTATAGATGCTGAGGGTAACTTTAAGATATATGATGTAAAAACAAGCAGATATAGTTTTTATGACTTTGTTAATAAATATGGTAAAAAGGTAAACTATTTCAGGAATAAATCAAGTAGTCAGGTAATGAGTCAGGAACAGTACTATACTAAGCAACTAAGTGCATATAAGAATCTGTTTGAATCCTAGTATCATACTCCTGTTACTACTTTAGCTATATTACCCTTTGTACTTGAATATAACAAGGATAAAGTTGATAGGGTGATTAAGGAGAAGGGAATTTTAATTAATTATGATTCTTCTGTGAACATACCTCTGGTTGGGGATGTAGTTACTCCGGAAGTAAATAGTACTAGCAGTAGCCTGCCTATATTCAACAGTACCTTTGAAACAAAGGAGCCTGTAAATAATATTCTGCCGGACTATAGTTTGTCAGATAGTAAGGTAGGTTATTTCCTGAGAGATGGAAAGTTACACACAGGTTATTTAAGCCCTATTGGGGAGGTAAATGGAGTTGAGGTTTATATGACTAAGGTTCCTAATATTACTAGAGGCTTTGGTAATCAACCCCCTCATGTTGCATCTAATAATTTCTATGCAGTATTTCCTAATGGAAATACAATTGCTTTGGTAAAGAATGCTACAACAGCTTATAGTGAAGCTGAGGCTAAGAATACTATAAAGAAGCTACTGGAAGGTAATCCCCGGAAGTTAATAGAAATGTCTTAGGAAAGTACTATATTATTTAACTCCAATGTAGTGTCTACTGTAACTAATAATGATTCTACAGAAACTCCTGCTACTATTAATAAAGCCACTACAAAGGGGGCTCAAACTGCTGTAGCTATAGAGAAAGCCATTAATCAGGCTGATGAAGAATTTGAAACTACTTTTGAATTAAGACAGGTAGATGACTTATCAAGGCCTGTATGGAGTAAAGATAAGGAGCTAGCTTGGTTAAACAAAGTTTTGCCTCAACTAAGTGAGAATGAGAGAGTAGTGGTAACTAATGGTCTTATCAGAGTAGCTAAGACCGGTGCATTAGCATGGGGTCAATTTAGTGAGGGTATCATTACCCTAAGTGATATAGCTGCTGAAGGTACAGTCTATCACGAGGCTTTTCATGCAGTATTTCACCTGTTGACTGAACCTGCTTTAAGGGAAGAGCTTCTTAAAGAAGCCAGAGAGACCTATGGGGATTTAAGTGATATGCAACTTGAAGAGAAGATGGCTGAAGGTTTCAGAGAGTATATAATGAGTAAGGATACTCAATCTTTAGGAGCTAAAATAATTAATTTCTTTAAGGAGCTACTTGCAAAGGTTACTAACTGGAATAATTTAAGACCCTCCCTTATTCAGTATTACAGAGATATCAACGGAGGCTAGTATTCTAATGTAGCTTATAAAGTATCATCTCTTCAGGAAATGAAGAATCAGAAGAATACAGAGTATTCAGTGGATTTCAATAGACTTGAACCTGAATTAAAAGGCCCCCTCGAAAAGAAAGGATGGACAGAAGAACAGTGGAACTCTGTTTCTCAGGAAGAAAGGGATCAAGCTATAAGATGTATTTGACATATGGTCACTAGCCGAAATTTTTTAGTAGGGGAAGAGTAATTTCTTCCCCTTTTTTATTGTAAAAAAAAGAGGTACAACTTTAATTGTACCTCTTCTCTATTCAGATAATCTTCTCCTATTAAGGCCTCTAAGCTATTATCCGGATTTTTATAATAGTCATTGCTTGTAAAAAGGAATCTGATCCTCTATATGAATACCCCTCATTACTGTATTATACATAGGAGCAAGTGGGGATTTAAGAAAAGCCTGCTAAGCTTTTGATTTACCCTTATAAGGCCCTTGTTGTAGTATAGCATCTTCTCCATTAAATACTTCATAGTTATATGGATTCATCAGGTCAATAAGGTTCAGGGTCTTCTCTACTGTGTTTATACCAGCAGCAGGGGATTTAAGTATCCTCCACCCTTCTCCCACCATTGCTGTAGTTGGAGTAAGAGCTCCTAATTCAGTGTATAATCTTCTTAATTGATACTCAACCATTTGTACTAACCAAGGTCTGTCATCATCATCACTCCAATCTATAAATCCAAGAAGTGCTGTTACTGCCAAGAAATGAGCTACCTCTACAAGGGCTCTCCTTATATTTGCCTTTTCTGTAAGGGTCAGTTCTCCCCATCTGCTTGCAATATCAAACTGAGCCTTCCTTAAATCCTAAAACAGGGCTTTCATAAATCTTCCGGTAGTTAAATAGTATCCCTCTGTCCATGCTTCCAAATCATAGTTATAGGTTACAGACTTGAATCTTCTATTCAGAGAAGATTTAATCCAATTCCGGAACATCATAGCCAGTCTTCCTATAGCCAATCTTTGGAAGGCATTCATATCAGCCTTATTATAAATACCATGCATTCTTTGGTTAATAGCTGCACTCTTTCTGCTAAACTTTATTGCATCTTCCTGAGTAAATTCAGACCCATCTGCCTTGGTATAGCCCTGTTTCACCTATAACCTAGCTCCCAGTTTTTTATTCTGATTATCCAGATACACAACTTCCATAGCATCCCATAAAGATACTATTTTTCCATTGGGAGCCTTCATCTTATAAGTATTTGCCAGAGCCAGTGAAGTTCTGGTTTGCATCCAGTGTTCCCCTGCATTCTGCATAAAGAATAAAGTTGATGTACCAAACATTCTGCTAAACCATGTTTTTCTGTCAAAATTAACTTCCCTCACATCTTTTTCATACTCTTGCATCACATTAAAATGCTCATTCCATAAAGACAGTTTAGCAGTTTTAACCCTATCCCCCACCTAAGCAAGAAAGGCAGGCATGTTTTTTCCATAGATTCTGTCAGCTGCCAGTACATCCTTTTCTTTAAAGAACTCCCCTGCCAAAGCTTCTATTCTCATCATAACCTTACCTGTAGCCACATTGGATATACCTGATAATACATTCAGTGCCAGATTATTCATGGCGGTCATCCTATTTACAAAATCAGCTACTTTAGCCCAATCAATACCTGTATCACCAAAAGTACCCTCATCAGCCATATATTTTCCATAAACTTGCATAGTAAAAAAATCTTCAAGTCTCTCTACAAATCTGGTCTTATCTCCTTTCTTTGTAAGTTTATTTTCCACTTGCTCTCCAACGGCTTTTATACGCTGTATTATGGGTTTACCTCCTGATGTTTGAGTAATTTGTCTTTCCCTCAGAATATCTCTACCAACTTCTAATACATTAATGACTTTATTCATTTCATCAAATTCATTAGCCATTGATGCATAAGCTGTCATTGTAGCTACTATGTCAGTAGATATATCATTAGGGCTTTCCCCCTTCCTAAGTTTGGTGAAGTATATAGGAAGTAACTATACTTCCCTGTCTTCAAAGTCTATAAGGGCAGCCTTATCCCCAATCTCTGTATCATCAGTTCTTCTTATAAACTAGTCCTTGATACTCTACCATATTTGTGTAGCACCGGCTACAATACTACTTGAAGATTTTACCCTCTCCATCAGGTCTTTTCTGATCTTTACAGCATTATTGAGCTTAGTATACTATTCAGGTAACAGGGCATCAAGTTTTGCCTTAATATCCATGATAGTATCATAGTATTCTCTTTGGGCTTTATTGAGTTTTCTAAATTCAGTACTTTCATACAGAGACCTTTTAGGTTTCCAAACCCCATCTACATATTCCCTGTTAGCACTGAACCAAGCTTTCTTCTCCCTCTCATACTTTTCAGCATCTTCCCCAACAGGCCTTGTGCCATACTTATCATTAAGCTCCTGAAGCATACCCCTCATTCTTTCCTTGAATAAACCATAATTGATCTCACTAATATAGTTCCCTGTAAGATTACCTTTACTATCACGCTCAAACATCCACTCAACATCTTTTACCCCCTACTACTCCAGCTTAATGGTGGCAGCCTATAATTCCTTCTGTACCTCAATGGTTTTAAATCTGGCCTGCTCCTTACTCTTTTTAACAGCCTAATCCATTATTTTCAGCATATAATCAGAGGAATCAGCCATACTATCGAGCCATCTATCAAAGAAGCTAATATCTTTATCTGCTGTCCTGACAAGTTCCTCAACAGTTATTTTCTTTCCTTTGTGTTTTCCAAAGGGGACAACCAAACTTTCCCCGGCAAAAGGTTTAATGAAATCAATAAACAGAGGCATAGATATAGTATTATAATCAATCTGCAAATCACTCAGTATATTATTCATACTATTTAGAGCAACTTTTACTCTTTCTCCATACCTATTATCAGGCTATTCTTCCTCCTCTCTCAGGGCTTCCCTGATTGAGTCAATCATCCTTCTGTAACTATAGATGTAATTCCTGATGTCTCTTAGTACTCCTGCTCTCTCATTAAGGCTTGAACTAGGGGTCTTTTTTAAGGTTTTCAGTCTGGTATCCAGTTTCTCAAGCTCCTCAAGTCCATTAGAAAGGAACATATAAATTCCCTCAATCTCATTATTTTGCATTAGCTCTCTTTGCAACTGGTCTATTAATAACCTCTGACTACTGCTAAACTTACTGTTTGGATTCCTCTTTTCGTAGATACTCAACCTCTTTATTTCATTTTCAATTAACCCCTACAAGACCTTCCTGTCTCTGTCTACTCTCTCTTTAGTAGAATAGAAGGCCTCTGAAGTGGTTATATTCTTAACATTAATAGCTTCATCCATCTGACCAGTGAGAATATCCCCAGCCAGTTGACTAAAGCTTGTGTCAGCTTCTAGCATAGCTCGTTGTATCTAAGATGCATTCAGTCTCTGAAAGAAACTCTTTACTGCATTAATAAGTCTCTGTAGGAGGGACTTAATAGGAGAGTGTGGGATAGGTTCAGATTTTAATAGGTGCTTAGCTAATAATTTGCCGGCAGCTTCTTTTGCCAGCTTAAGTTCATTACCCTTATATAGGGTACTATAAGTATCATAATCCTCTCCTAAAATTTCAGCTATAAGTCCATTATTTGCTAAATGATTAATAAGTCTGTTAGATAGGGGATTACTGCCCATTGCTTCTATAATAAAATGAGCAAATTCTTCAGGCAAAGCTTTTTCTCCTTTAACACCTTCAGCAAGTCTTATTAATTCAATAACACCTGTTGCAGCATCTTTGGCCTGACTAAAATCTGCTACCCCTGCTATCCCTCTCCTCTTCTCAAGTTCTGTTAAAGCTCCTATACTAATCCCATACCCAGCAAGTATCTCCCTAAGTCTGTTATTCAGGTTATGATTATACTGCATATTATCAGCTTGAATACTATTTAGTTTATTTCTGGGATTAATAAATACATTAATGAACTCTCTATGACTCTCACTATCAGGTCTTCTCTCTACTGTAGCAATGTAGTTTTCCCTAAGTGCATGCTGAGTATTGAACTAAGCAGCCTTTGCTATCAGCATTTTGTAGTTCTCATCTGTGTTTTTATAGAGCTTTTGCCGCCCTGTAGGGTGATAATGGCCTAACTATTGCTGTAATTTCCTTATAATTTTGTCTTCTCCAATTACATCTTTAAGGTTAGTTTTCTGTAACAAACTAGCTAAAGTAGGTTCATTGTTCTCATCCATTTGTAAGTATGGATTAAAATGAGTAATGAAGTATTCACTCTTTGTTTTCAGGTAATACTCCTCTGCCTTTAGTCTGCTAGGAGCATAGGCTAGTAAATCCTTAAATAATTTACTAGCCACTTTTTCTCCTTTACTGTTATATACTGTAGGAATACCAGTAATACATCCTTTTTTATTCTACATATTCTATTATAATTCCCCTAAAATTAAACAAAATCCATTATCTTCTGCATCTCTATAATCCAGATTAGGCTCAACACTTGATAAATCCAGTTTTCCAGATTGTACCGGAGTTATATCTGGTTTAGTACCATAAACTTCCTGAAAAGCTTCCTGAGAAGATACAGCTTCAAGATAGTCCTCATCTACAGGTAATTTAAAGTCAGCATACTCAGGTATACTCTCATAGTCTATAGAAGGTTCAGAAGCTATTAAAGCTTCTTCTCCCAGAGAGTTTGTGTCTTTACTGTCTCTGTTAATAACTGATTCTATCTCAGAAGCATCCTTTCCATACTCGTATTCAATGAAGCTGTTTTTAAAGCCCAAAGGTTCTATCCTTTCATATGTGGCAGTATTAGATTGTGCATTATCATCCTGAACCAGTCGGTAATATATCGTACCACCTTTATAACTCCTTGCTATATAATTAAAGAAGTCATAAGTAGCCTCTTCACCTACTCCCTGTATTCTCCTTACTGCCTTCTTATCTCCACTATTTGACTCTGTATCAATTGTAATTCTGACTATATCCAGTACTTCTTTTCTTTCATTAGTAAAGGGTGTAGAGGCTTCTTGTGGAATCTCAGGAACAAAGCTTCTGTCATCTAAATGGTTATAGATATACTGGTCAATAAATTGACTGTAATCATCTTCACTTTCCAACAATCCTCTCAGAGTTTCAATATATTCCGGTATAGCCTGTCTGACAGCAGTTGGTGCTAAATGGATAAAGGTATTTGGCCCAAATGCAAACCCATTTCTATAAAAACTATACCTGAATAAGTTAAGAGCTAACATCTGAGCTTCTGGCCCCATATACAGTAATGATTGCCAGTCTCTCATATAATTTTCTTTCAAAATAGGACTCAACCTACCTACATTCCTGAATACCAGAGTATCTACAGGGTTTTTCTTATTAGCCTTTACTATTCTAAGCCTCCTGATAAATCCAAGGTCTGCTATATCCTTATTTTCAGCTATTACTTTCTCGAAGTAAGTTGGGAAATTACTAATAAAATCCCTTCTCTTTTCAGTGGATGTAATTATTTTGACAGGATTGCCATTTTCATCAAGGGAACTCCTGTCAACTTCTGAACCAAAGAATTCTGTCTTAGACATTATATAAGCCAGTAAATCATTGTAGATACTATTGAGGGTCTTTGTTCTTAGTTTACCTGTTTTAGTATACTCCTTTAACCCTTTTAAACCCACCTCACCATTAATCACTCTTTGGAATGATGGGGTAAACTGCGGGAAATAACTACTAAGCATATTCTGAGCCTGTTCAACTCCTAAAGTAAAGAATGCCTGTAACCAAGGAAGAGGACTATCAAGTAGTTTCTCCCTGATACTCTCAGTATTGTCAGTATCCTGTAATAGGCCCATTTTAATAATATCAGCATTGACCAGAGGGAACCCTTCATTTTTAGTTTCCTCTAGGAAATCATAGGTCTTTTGTACAGTGCTAAATAAGGCTGCAATGGTAGGGCCTGCTGCCCCCTTTTGGGTATCTGATCTTGTGGCTAAAACAAGCTGTCCTAATGCATCTGCTGTAGTCAATATCCTTTTAAATAAAAACCCTACAGAGACCTGCTTTTTATAAAACTCAACCTTACGGTAATCTGATGTTTGACTCCTATTATTCAACTCCTCTACTTCTTTATGAAGTATAATATTATCAGCTAAATTGTCAATACTAAAATCTTCAGATGCATAATTACTATAAGTTACTTCATCCATAATTTCAGCCTTCTTCCTATACTTATCAATAACATCATCTATAATAGCATCCTTCCCTTTACCATCCCTCCTTTCTTTAAAGTAGGTGCTGGTAATATCCAGTACAATAGGTTGTGACATTATTAAGCCAATTTCAATAGGATCATACCCTGCCCTGCTTAAAAGCATTGAGGCATCCGCAGTAAATAAATTCTGGTTAAGTAAGGCCAGAACAGGGTCTTTCACATTATCTACAGATGCTGCAAGGAAACTTGCATTATTCTTAGATATGAAGTTTCTATTATCACTTAGCATACTATGAAGGGAGGTTAACCTTTTACCATTAAGTACAAAAGAGCCTTCTTTAACACTAATACCTAATTTAGTATGTTGCATTAAAGCATGATTTGCATTATGGTTTGCATAAACACCGATTAATGCTGCCCCTGTCATATTTTGTTGATGAAGTTGCACCTGAGTTATTGGATTAAGAGGGTCAAGCTTCACATTAAACTCCTTTGTCAGCTCATTAAGTTGCTCTAGGTCTAAGCTTCTTAACTTAGACAAAATAGTTTGATTATCTGTGATATTTAAAAGCCTTTTTAACTCAGCCTCCCTACCTGACCGGAGAATACTAATTATTCTGGCAACCTTTTTCAGATTATCAAAACCTCCCGGATTCAGCATTTTTGATGCAGTATCAGGATTAGTAAGAACTCCCCACATCATATCAATTAAGAGATTATTCCGGGCTTTAAGACCATTTTCCTGTGGAGACTTACTAAAATCATATTCAATTTTCTCTATTTTATCTTCAGCAGCTATTCTGTACTTCTCTCTGTTAATTTTATAAGTCATCCAGAGATTATACTCCTCACTTCCTTCCGGGGCCTTTTTACCATCTTCAATGGCTTTATTCAAACTATAATGATACTCTTTAAGTATTTCAGGGGATACAGATTTTCCTTGTAACAACTTCACAATTAAATCATTAATGAACCTTTTCCTGTCATACTTAGGAATTACTCTGAATTCAGGTAACATAATATAGAGCTTATCTATATCAAAATCAGACCCACTCAGAGTAGTAATTTCTGCTGGTAACATTATAGAGCTGCCATTTTGCTGAGGTAAAAATCCTTTGATATATAAAGGAACCATTGAATATTTATCTTCTGTTGGTTGTTTTGTTATCTTATAGTTGTTTATACTATAATTCTTTATGTTTCCATAAAGCACGGACTATATCTTCACCCTAAGGGGGTGTTGGGCACTCGTGGGTATATTATATTCTATATTACTATAGTTTCAATACCTAGTCTCTGAACCTTTCAGTACCATTTAGATACTGACTTGGCTGCTGATTGTCCCTATTTGTTAAATTTTCACACATTTACATATTCCCAGTAGTAACCATATCTTTTTTGGTGTGTTTTAATGCCATTAATTATATTAGCATCTTTTCTTTCACTCCCTAAAGCTCTAGCAGCTTCTCTTATAGAAGAATAGGTGTTTATTACCACTCCATTATCTATTTGATTAACCTTCCTTTTTAAAGGATTAGAATCTCTAAGTTTTAATCCTATTTTAATTGCTTTGTCTCCAAAACAATTATTATAAGATTTAGTACACCATTCTAAGTTTTCAACAGAATTATTCTGTTTATCCTCATCTCTATGATTAATACAGTCAAAGTTATTTGGATTAGGAATAAAGGTATCAGCTACTAATCTGTGTACTGCAATGGTTCTTGTTTTGTTAACATCATCATATAGCCTTACTATAGGATATCCACTACTATCAAGTACAACAGATAAGGGTTTTAAGATATTACCTTGTCTATAACTATATACCCTTCCTCCTTTAGTTATTCTATAACTATTAAATTCTCCAAATCTACTTTTAATATTAAATAGTTCTTCTTGCATATAATGTTATTTTATATATTTGTATATGCAAAGATACTATAAATACTTGAATCATGCAAATTCTGTATTAACAACCTTACAGGATGTTCCAGCAATTCACCCAATTTATTATCCGAGAGCATTACTGCTCAAGTGAGTCCCAATCTTTCGATTAAACTCTATACCCAATTAATTTTCTTAAGCTGTCTGGTAGTTTGTCTATATCCAGTTCATGAGTACCGGATTTCATAAGAGGTTCATAAAAAGCCTTACTATAAGCAGGCATATAACATTCAAGATATTTAATCTTCTTATTTTCCCCTTCTCCTTCAAAGACTATTTTCAGATCATCAGTAAGGCCATAGCTAGACACTTGAATAAGTGACCCCCCCCGTGTACTTTGTTTAGTAACCTCATTTTTAATAAAACTGGTTAATAATTCTTCTACCTTTTGAGACTGTACAGGGTCAAATAGGGGTAGGGTAAATTGTCCTTTTTCATTAAGGGTAAGTGCCTTAACCATATCTATACCATAACGGGGATTACCTCTTACCTCATTCAGTAGTACTTCCTCCACCTTTTTTGGGTCTGAAAGGCTTCCCTTTGCACTTATAAAACTCTGTAAAATATTCTCAGTATTAATAGCATTATAGAGGTCTAACCACTCCTGCTTAGTCAGTTCTTTGTCACCTACTTTGATTTTAGCATTAGGATCAATATCTGCCGTAATTAGTTTCCTGATCTGGACTCCTATTGCTTGGAGAACATCGATAATATGCTCTGGGGTTGCCATTTGGATACCATAATCTTCATAACTTACTCTATGAACTACATTAGGGTTTTCAATCCCATTCTGGATAATAGCATTTCTAAGAGTAGTTTTTACTTCCTCATGTGTATGAGCCTTACTTAAGTCAATTATACCCTGTTTACCAACTTTGGTTGTTGATTCAAACTGAATCACATCAATCCCATGTTCCTCCATAAACTCATTTATGGCAACCAATTTACTTGATTTACCTAATGGGCCCGAAACTAGGTTATACATAGCCAGCAATAGAAATTCAGAATTCTTATGTTGAACTGGGGTTTTTATGTTACTATGACCCTCAATACCACTCATATTACCAACTTGGGTATATAAGTAAGGCTTCTTGGTTTGCCATATAATGTTAAAATCCTCCATTTCCCATTTACCACTCTGGAAGTTATTAAAAGCTTTCTGCATATCATCTGTCCACTGCCCGGACATATCAAGAATAGCTCTGTAAGAACTTAGGCTTCTATATGCCTGAGCATCTGCTACATTTACCTCTTTAAACTTATCAAGGATTAAATTCATATCCACTTTTGACATTTCCCCCTTTTTAACCCTCTCATTAAGGACAACTTCAATATCCTCTATAACGGAAGATTTAATCTCCTCATCTCTGAGATATATAGTTCTCTCCCATTTTCTTCCATATTTAGAATTAGTATTTAACCTAAGAGAAGGAGAATATATCTCTTTATACCTTTTTTGGAAGTCTTCAATATCCTTATAGAATGCAAGGTCAGTTGTAGTAAGTTCAATGATTTGTGATGTAGCAAACTTGCTATTCCAAAAGTATTCCCTTAATCTATCTTTTGCATTGTTTCTGATTACCAGATTCCTGCTTATACTATTTACTTTTTTGGAAGTGATTTCTCCATTTGCCAGCTTTTGATTCAGTAACTCTTTAATCTCTGTAAAAACAGAAGATGCTGCTTTATCATCTATAAGACTATTAGTGTTGTAATCCCTCAAAAGAGACCCCATCTCTGCTGTCCAGCCTTCCTCAAGAATTTCTTTTGCATTCTTCAGGGAGTTTGCTACATTTCTGTTATAGGAGCTTTGACCTGTACTTACACCAATTGTACTCAAATACTTATACTTACCATCAGGGGATTCATTAAACAGCCCCATCCTATACCATTTTCTGTAAGTTTGTTCAAACTCACTATCAAGGACTCCCCTTACAGACTCTCGGATAAATTCCTTTAATTCTGTGCCTGTACCTTCACTTCTGATTTTCTGAAATCTGTCAAGAAAGGTTTCACCCCCCTCATATCTTATATCATTAAGAGCTGTAAGAAACTTAAATTCGGCTCCACCAATTGATTTTATTTCCCCCTTCTTTTCTCCATCTTTATACCGTATTATATCATAATTGGCAATAGGACTAATGTCAGGATTATCCTTATTGTATTCAGAATCTCTTTCATTTACCAAAGCTATCCTATCTACTTCCTGATTTACCAAATCAACAAATTTATCCAGTAGAATATCTTCATAGGTTCTGAATTCCCCATCCTCACCTATAATACTATGGTTATCATATTTCCTGAACTTAATAAATTCAGCAGACGGACTATCTGATAAGATAGGTACATGGTAATTAGCCCATTGAATATCTGAATTACTATTATGAGGTTCTCCAAAATACTCGGTAAGTAATACAAGAGTATAATCCAGACTATCCCAATTTTGGTATTCAACCCCATTTGAACTAAGTACCACCTTATGCTCCAAACCCTCTCTCATTCTAGGGTTATTTACCAACTGCTCAACCCAGTCACTTCTCCATCTTCCATCCTTATAGAACCACTCATATTGTTTAAACTCTTTGTCAATAAACTCGTCAAAACTTGCCTTGTCCCCCCTTACATTTTTAAGTTGCTTAATTAATTTACCTAAGTAACTGGGAGTACTATGACTATAATAAGACTTACCATTTTGCCTTACATTACTTTCTATAGCATCATCTGTTACCTCTGCAAGCATCCTTGCCAGACTATCATATGCAGAATCAAAAGTATTTATCAGGTCTAGTTTTTCAGCAGACTTATTTTTCTCCTTCTTCATCCCACTAAAGACTATATTCAGATCAGAGAGAAGAATCATAATAGGGTCTGTTATAGTACCACCTTCAACTTGCTTAATATTAGTAAGAGCTTTTGACAATATACTAGGATTAGCATTAATACCAATCATATTAAGGAGCTTATTTAGTGTCTTCCATACTCTCTCTTCTTGTAGAAGTTCCAATCTTTGTTCAGTACTTAGATTAGTAAACCTATTATTGAGAATTTCTGTCCAATGAAGCCCCTTCTCTGCATTCTCAATATTCCAATCCCCATTCTTATCATAAACACTATCCTTATCTAATTGATTCCCTCCTTCATAATTATCTCTCCATGCATCCAATAAATAGGATACTCCTTCCGGGGTATTAATACTGATAGTTTTCATTTTGAAAGAGCCATCAGCTAATACTTCTCTCTTCTGAACCCAATAAGGCACAAAATCTTTTCTGAAATCCTGATAAAACTGGCTGGTCAACTTCTCATCTTTCTGTAGCACATTAATCACCTGCTTGACCCAAGGCTTAGTAGTACTTAAATCTTCCAGAAGGGGCAACATATCCTCAGATGTAACCATGTATCTGAGTTTATCTATAAGAGTAGCATGAACATAACTTGCATCCAGAAATCTTAGATTTCCCAAATCATCTCTGTCAACCTGCCCTTTATAGTTAAGCCTTGGTATTCTATGGAGTGCCTTCCTGACTGCCTGACTAAGACTTTCATAAGAACTTACTTCCCTGTAATTAACCATCCACCCATCTTTGAAAACCTTCCGGTCTAAAGTGTCGTCAGTTTGATTAGCCAAGGTACTTTCGTCCCCTGATATATCCTGAGTAAGGTTACTGTCTTTAGGGGCTATATAGTTAGGGTCAACTCTAATCCCTTCAGTAAACACCAGCAGGGTACTTGCCTCTTCAGCCAAAGGCTCAAAATTATCAACTATCTTTTGGTAGGCATTTGTTTTATACAGTACCTTCTTTTTTGCGGCTTCATATTTCTGCTCATCACTGTACTTCTCAGACCCTTTCATACTATTGATAGTATTCAACTCTGCCTGTACTCTGTTTTCCTCAGAATCTAATATATAATTGCCAAAGTGATCTTTTACTCTGGCAAATAAACCCGCAGGTGTGTATAGCCTGATTATTCCGAGTCTATCAAGAGAATATAACTCCTCCTTTAGTTCCCAAACAGTAGCTGTGTCCCCTTCCTTCTCGGCATCAGCAATCCTCTTATTAAGAGCACTACTATGCTCCTGTAGGGCTGTATCAATTGTATAGCTAAATAACCTAGCAATTAAATTAACTCTGTCTCTTCTTGTTCTGGGATCAAATTCTAATTCTATCTTAGCCCACTCTCCTACCTTTGAAACCTTCGGTGTTTCAAATGAAGATGATAATACCTTATCTAAAGTTTCTATCATTTCATCCTGACCTTTTCTTAGTTCTGCCCTAAAATTAATTAGTTCAGAGGTAGAGGGGTAAGTATCCCAATCCTTGTTATATTTATCCTGCCATAGTTCAACAAGTCCTTTAACGGACTCTATGGTTTCTTCTTGTAAGTTAGCAGCTAACTCCTTTATTATAGAATTAGTTGTAATGCACCTTTTACTCATTTCTATGTTAGATTTATAATTAAGTTTATATGCAAATATACAGAGTGTTATTTTAATATACAAGTTACTAAGGGGTTTCCTTTTAAGAGGTAAACCAAACTCTTTAAAAAGGAGAAGGGGAGACCTAACTCCCCTTATTTTTACCTTTTACGAAAATAAATTACTATATTATCAAGCCTTAATTTATTATTAGTTATCTCAATATCTTTACATTTCTTTATACCTTCAGGAGAAATTACAAGCAAAATAGCGTCCTCCTTTCCCTCATCCCCCTTATTAGTAAAGGATAGTTTTCTTCTAACATAGTAGTAGTTCAATGCACCTTCTTCTGTGAGTTTTATTCCTTCTGAAGTACGGCCTCCAAAGGATAAGTAAGCCTTTCTCTGACCAGACAGATCATCATAGGTACTTAACAAATCCTCGCCTATAGATACAATAACCTCAAATTGTGAAGTTACTATATAATCTAATAAGCTGGTTACTGCATCATAAAGTATGGTATCAATCATAATTACTCAACTATATACATAACCCCATTAACAATAAGCTTTTTGATTGTATTGATATTAACTAATCTTTCCCCAGTTTCTTTAGGGCCCTTTTCAATATCCATATCCATACACTTATACTTACCATCTCTGGATACAAACTGCATCTTGTACCCCCTTAATACCCTATCTTCTCCTTCAATGAAGTTCTTGACAGGATTATTCTGTATATGTTCCAAAGCCAGTTTATAAGCTTCTGCCATAGATTTCTTAGACTTCTTAGCTTTGTCAATCAGAGCTATAGCCTCCTGCCTTTGTGCCTCCCTTTCAGCTTCATATTGCTTCTTGGTCTTAGCTTTATCTTGCTTTTGGAACACAACCGTAAATACCTCAGAAGATTTGATACCTTCAAAGATTGTCCTTATACCCGGAGTACCATCCTTCTTATCTTCCCTAGTTACTTTCACTACTTCCTTAAACTGATCAGCGGTATTAAGAAACTCTTGGGTGTAGGCTGTACTTAATAATACCATCTTCCCACTCTCCAGATGTTTGAACTTAATAGTATCCTTACCTAGTTCCTCAAGAATATAATGGGATTCTTCTGAAAAGATGCCCCCTACTTGGATTTCTTTAATATTAACTTTCATACTTATTTATATTAATAACTTAAATCTTTTGAATAAGCTGCATATACACTACTTAGTTCTGTATCCCCTCTCAAAGAAGTTTGTGCAGCTTTAAATATATCCTTTGTACATGCCCCACTTCTGGCATATACCTCAGCTTCAATTACTGCCTGAGTCTTAGCAGCATTACTGAAAGGAAGACTTACCCCTCCTGTAATAGCAGAGAGTTCTTTATACCAGTCACTACTAGTTGGGTCTATAGTCATAGTATCAAATTTAATCCCCAGTTTTGCTGCCTCCTTAGCTTCTTCTTTCCAATCAATCTGAGCATTCCTGACAATATCACCACAGGTATATCCTACCCCATGAGGGTGTGCATCTCCTATTAATAATACAGCTTTATTTGCCTCTTTCCTCCAAGAAGTATCCCTAGTTATCTTTCTTATAACTAATTCATAAAACTCATCTGAATCACCTCCGCGTGTACTTTCAGCCCCCATAATGAAATTGACAATTCTATCTTGGTGATTAGTAGGTTCCAGACATTGGTAAGCCTTATTAAATATTCTTGAGCTTGACATATCACAGTAATCCCCAAATGCTACAATACCCATCCTTAGATTGGGATTGGCATTAAATAATGTAGGAACCAGCTCCTTTACATATTTCTTGACTGAATCTATATAACTCCACATAGAACCAGTTACATCAAAGGCAATTACCAGATCAAGCATACCATCAGTAGTAGATGATTCTACTACTTCAGGGTGCTCTTTTACTTTAATTAAATTCGTTCTCATTAAATAAACTTTTCTAGATTTTTCATAAATTCCTGAGTCTCTTTCTGAGTTACCTCAATTTCAGTTACCTGAATATTTATAGCCAGAATTTGTGCAAGTTTTCTGTCTTTCTCAGTCTGCATTTCATCATTCAACTTAGCAGCATCTTCATATGCCTTCTTGAACATTGATTTTACTCCACTCAGTCTTTCCTTAAACGAAGGTTGAGACTTAACAACTGTTCCTTTTTCTTTTTTGTTTTTACTTCCAAATGCCATTGTTTTTTTTGATTATACAATAAGATTCCTTGCTCTAAATGCCTCATGAAGAGAGTGTGCTAACTCATATGCTTGAGGATGGGCACTATTAGCATCTCTTAACTTGAAGAACCCTTTCCATTGTTCAATAGTACCAGTCATTACCAACTCAGTCTTTTATCTGTTAATACTTCTGTGTCTGGAGGATAACATACTCTTCCACACTTTTCAATTTGTCTATATACTCCATTAAGACCTTCTCCCTGATCCAGTATCTCAAACTTTGGTTTTATCAGCTTCATATTCCTTCATTACTTTTTCTATTAAGTCTTCTATAGGGGTTAAAGCCTTGAGCATATCCTCAAGACTCTTTCTGGTTGTACTACACTTTACATGATTAAGTGCCTTTTTTATTTTGTAATAATGCCTATAGATTTCAGATATATCAATATCTACACCAAACTGAACTTTAAAGTCCGTACTATATGGACTGTAACATCCTAAAAGATGTGCAAGCTCTGCACTACTAACCTTTATTACATAAGATTCCTTATTATCTGCTACTCCTAATATTTCTATCAGTCTTATAATATTACAATTTCATCAAAATCAACTTCCCTAGGGAAGTCCTGCCTTTTTACTTTATCTATAATAGCTTCCTCAATGTACACATCCTCTGTATCAGGGGGTAATTCTACCTCATCATAGTAGGACATTGTTACACTTACAAACCTTCTATGCTTTACATTTGAAGGTTGATTCCATGGAGCTCTCTTGTCTTCATCTGATCCTAAAGGTACATTACTCATAATACTGTAATTAAACTAAGTGTTAAAAAATAAATAATAGCTATGGCCCAACTAATACGGGTCAAGTTCCTGTTCTTCTTTATAAGGATTTTGATCCTCTCTGTATACTGACTATTTATATCTTCTTTCTCTGATGTCACTCTCTTTATAGTCTCTTTCAAGCTCCTTTCTATCTGCAACTTCTCTCCCAGTTGGGTAGTGACTTCATCGAGCTTGTTACATAAGGCCCTATATGAGCTTTCATCTACTAAGGGTTCTTTATAAGAAATACCCAAACCCTTTAATGTAAGAACTACTTCTTTAGGAGCCTCCTCTACAGAAACTATCTTATATGGTCTTAAAATAGGTACACCCTTACCTAGACTAAGTCTCTTAATACCTCTGACAGATATAACTACTTTATGAGAATTCTTCCACAGTTCTTTATATCTTTCAAAGAGTTCTTTATAATCCGCCTGAAGCTTCGCTATATAGGAAACTTCTACCCACATTTTTGTATCATGGGGAATATCTAATTCTACCATAGCCCTAAGCCCTTATTTAGTCCGTTATATCCTTAAAGGTAACTACCTGCTCTGCCATAAGCCCATTACAGGGGGGTACAATTATTTGCTCAATTCTTGTTACTTTATATGAGAATGGGTTTCCATTATATATACCATTACTTTTTAAAAGTATTATAGCCTCACTTGGACTGGTAGCTTTACACATTGCACATCCCTTACCTACTCCGGTAACTTCATATTCCATAACCCAGAGTTGCATTACTCCATTAGGAGCACATCCCGCATCTATCCTATCCCTATCAGGGATTATATTATCTGGGGCACAATAAATTCCTTGTTGTCCTGCCATACTAATAATTTAAATAATAACACTTTTTGCATAAGCCATCTTTATACATAGGCTTACCACAAATCTTACATCTCTCTATAGAATTGAAACCTAACTCTCTACTGGACTGAGTTGAACCCTTCACTACCTCCCTAATTAAAGAAAAAGCTTGTGACAGCTTCTCAATTTCAGTAGTAGTTAATATATTAGTTTCACGTATAGGAATACTCATACTCATACCTTTCAATCTCCAAAGTATCCTACTTCTTTTCTGCCATCTCTCTTGTTTTTCTGTCATAATATATTCTTTACATGAAGATAGTTTAAGTGGGATTTTCATTTACATCAAACAAAGGAATATTATATTTCTTAAACCAACCTATTGTATCCTGCAATCCATCACTAGGAAGTTTAGCTGGCTTAGGCTTGCCATAACCAAAGTCCTCTGTTTCTTCTGCTCCATCCAGTTGAGGGTTTCTCGTAGTAAACAGTATAATCTTATGCCCTTTATCAGTCAGTTCTTTTAAGACTTTTGCTGCCCCTATTTCTACTTCCACTCTTGGGAACTCATGTGCAACACAAATCTTGTTAAAATCTACAGCTATAATCATACATTACAAGTTTTAGCTTGATTATCTAACCATATTACTGTCATAATGGCATAATTAGCCATATCAAGTAATGTATCTCTGATAGATTCGTCCTTTACTTTAGCTTCTTTCAGAGCCAAAGACTTAATTCTATTCATCTTATCTCCAATCCTTACTACAGAAGCTATAAGACCAAACTCATCCAAAGACTTATTAAAGGAATCACCATAGTCATGATCCTTTCTTACATAAGTTTTAAGCATTCCTTGGGTTATATCTTTGAACTGTTGAGTATTAGCACTTAATAAGGGTCTAGAGCCTAACTGTTTAAGACTATACTCTACAGATTCAAGTCTCTTATGAGCACCCGGACTAAGTGTAGATTCATCTCTCACTTGTCTTATAGTATTTATAAATTTTTGGTACTCCTCATTTACTGTCATTTCCATTCTTTTCCTTTTTTCTAATGTTACAAACTTATCAAAGAAATCCTTTCTTTCCCTAATGTACAAATTCCCATCTTTCAAGCCTGCATATATAAGAGCATCCATTTGTTCTCTTGTCTTAAGTACTTTCAGTTTGCATCTATACAAAGCTCTATACTAGTTCCCCGTTTTAGGATATACATATACCCTCTTCTTATCTATACGATAAAACATAAGAAACAGTCCTATCAAACCAATAATTGATAGGACTATAATGATAACTCCTCCTGATACCGTAACTTAAATTTAATGTACCCAAAATAGCAAGACCAGAAATAAAATATTTTTTTTTCTTGGATTCATTAATAATTTAATGCACCCAGTGGTCATAGATATCACCCTCAGCAGGAAGTTCTACTTTCTTACAGAAAAATGCACCTGCTTTACTCATACAATCCTTAAGAACTTTCAGCATCTCCTCAGCCCTTTCTTCCGGTACTTCAATATTCCACTCCTTTTATTTGTTGCAAATATGTCGAATCCACATATTCTCTTATGGTTTCCCATAAGTTCGGACTATATCTTATATAGATAACCTCTTGAACAGGGCAGTTTGTGCCTGAGAACTAAGAGATTTAAAATCTATATCTGTGCTTTTCAGTTCCTCTTGGAACTTACTCCATTTCTGGATAGTCTCTGAACTCCATCTCTTATAAGAATAGCATTCAATAGGATATTTTGAGAGAATTTTGGCAATTCTGTCTGCTCCTGAGAATTTTCCAATCCTCAAGTACCAGAACTCTCTTCCATCTTTCTTTTGCTCCCTTTGAAGCTTTGGATATATTCCAAGTTTGTTGAAGAATGGAATAAAATACTCCTCTTGAATCTCTTTACTAAAACTATGAGTATTTAAATTATAAAATAAATTCTTTTTATGTAGACTCCCATCATCATAAAACCATAAGGCCACTCCCAACTCATTTAAGTTGTCTAAAAGCTCCTTGATAGAAAGGTCTCTTATAGTTTCAAATACTTTACTTGATTTAGTCCTTAATGTATTGATTGGGATCTTACAAAACCCATTCTCTTCTATATAGCCCTTAGATTTGAATAAATCCCCTAATAAATCCCTTTTATAATTTATATACTCTTCATATTTACAATTAGTAACAAAATAGGTACTATTATAATTGGTCTTATGCATATAACCATCTCCTAATACTCCACTTAATACTACTTGTAACTGATTCTCACTTAGGGACAAAGCTGCTGGTTGCCCATTCTTTTCCATAACTAATATTCTTATTATCATGTAAAGATAAGTATAATTTTCAAACATTCAAAATCCCTTTCAAGATTCTTTTAGTTTATACTTCTTTAGGGGTTCCTAGCAATTAACACAGTTTATACATGACAAGTGTTTATCATGTGCAGGAATACAGAGCTTAACCTTAAATACAAGATTATGGTCAAGTAGGTATTGCCATAGAAATACCGATGCTACTTTAAACATTAAGGCCCCTGTAGCTTGACAGGGATAATTGATAGCTTGTTTCTCAGATGCAGATTTTCTTTTGAAATAATGTTTAACAGGCAGCACATAAACATCTGCTATACTTACATAAGACTCCTTCTGTACTTCCTTATTTGCTTTTTTGACAGTATAAGTGTAATATCCTACCATATCCTGTAATTTTTCACCCTTGGCAAACCTCTCATAAATCTGATGCTTTACAGCTTTAGGAAGTAACTTATTCTCTTTTCCCTTGTAAGGTTTATACTCAGACCAGAAGTTAGGAGTAAATCTTTTACCCATGTTAATAAGTAATTCATAGTCATATATAAGAGCTTTATGCTGAGTCAGGGGATTAAGAAGGATAAAACCATTATTCATGACAAACTTTCTTTGTTTATCCTGATATGCCTTAATACCTATAAAACCCTTCATATAGTTGTCATATATTCTCCTTGATTCCTGCTCACTTTTGCCTGAATGAGCCTTAATAGTATTCCAGTCTCCTCCATAATTGATAGGGAACTCTACCTGTGATTTAACATCATTTCTAAGTCCATGAAATTTCTTCTTTATCTGCTCAATAGGGCAATCCCCTATAATATCCGGAAATGACATCTTTGCAACAAGTGAATGTACATCACCACAACCATTATTGAACAGATCAATCATAGCCGGATCATTAGTTATATCTGCAATAATCCTTGATTCCTGCCCACTATAGTCACAGCTTATCCACTTCATCCCTTTATCTGCCACAAAACAAGCTCTTGTTTCAGGGTCTGCTGGGAAGTTTTGAAAGTTTAAATATTCAATATTGTTCTTCTTATCTTTCCCTCCTGAACTTAATCTTCCGGTATCTGTACCTAACTGATTAAAATTAGTATGAATTCTCCTGCTTCTCTCATTTATCTGATCAATTACATTCTGGCCATAAGTAGTTGTAACCTTTCTGGCTGCCTTATACTGCAAATAAAGGTATGCAATACTAGATATCGCCTGTTGAGGTTCTATTACCTCCGCACCAACACTATCCTTCCATTCTCCTGTTTCTTTATCCTTGGCTAGCAAGTTGAACCCTAATTGCTTAAATAATGGAATAATTTGTTGAGGACTATCCCAGTTAATAAGACAAGTAGGTTTAGTATTAAACCCTTCCCAAAGATCACCTTGAAGGTCTTCCTTAATATATCTGTTACTTAGTTTTGCATCCACTCTAACCCTCCATGCTTCAAAATACCCCCTTACAGGGCCCTTTATATCTGCATCTGGGTATCTCTCACCCCACATCTTTTCTCTGGCTCTTTGTAAGTCCTTTGGGTCTGCCCAACCTTCTGTCTGTAAATAGTGATAGGCATAAGGTTCCCCTTTTGTAGCAGCAATTACCCAATCATTAAGGGCATTCTCAAATACTTTAGCATTAAAATTATCAAGAATCATCTTATATCCCCACTTCTCAATATTCACTTTAACACCACAGTATTCAGTATAAGCTACCCAGTTAACAGACTTATTCTCATAGATTATAGCTGTTTGAAGGTTCCTTTTTTCAAGTTCCTTCATTTGTGCATCCATTATTTTTTCCAGATACTTCACGTCATTTGCACCATACTCAATAACATCTTCTGAAAGACCGGCCCACATCACTTTACCCCGCACAGTTTTATCAAGTTCTACTCCAAGATATCTCTCTCCGGCTGCCTGAAGACCCATTCCATGAATACCAGAAGGGTAACCTAGCCACATAAGTTTCTCTGCCAGAAAGCCATCAAAACAATCCTTCACAATTATCTTTTGGTGTAATAAGAATTTTAGGTCAAACTTAATATTCCAGCCAATAAATAACCTGTCAGATTCCAGATACTCTCTGAGGAATTCTATACTCACTGTGGTTAAATCTATTACTACTTGAAACTCATAACACCCCAACTGGAGCATTATGAGTTCTTTAGTATATGGGTCGAAACCTCTTGTTTCTGTATCCAAACCTACTTTCCTGAGAGGTTCTAGTAACTGCAATGCAGATTGTGGGGATATTAACTGATACTTATCAGATTCAGGTAGTAACTGTAGTGTAACTATATAAATCATTTTTCCCCATTTATGTCAGACTCGAAAGTAATAGTATAACCTATTCCCATAACAAAATCTATATATTTAACTCTTGTACCTGCTTCCGCAAGAAAGGAGCCTACAGTTATCTTTGGTCCACCGAGAGGGTCTATAAAAGGGCGGTTATCTGGGGGAAGAGTTCCATTTCTTACTATATTAGAAGATGTCTTTAATACATAAGTCAATGATTGACCTCCCCCAAGGGTTTTTAACCTTTGTAAATAGTTTTGCTCCCCCCTCCGGGAATTTAGTTCTATTCTGTCTTCCATACACATGAATATGCTATTAGTTTATCAAAGTCTAATACATACCTATATTTCTGAAAGAAAGAGTTTCCAAGGATGCCATGCAGATTAACCCCATATTCCTGTTTAATTATATCAAATGCAGAATTCAGATTCACCACCTGAAACTCCTCTTCATAATCCTTATTCCTGTATTTGACACCCATTCTGATATAACCTCTGTCCTCCTGTAACACCCCTTCAACTCCAAACCCAAACCCTGTTTCCCCTGTATAATTATAGGATAAGCCATTAAGGTCTCTCTCATTAACTGAGGAATAGGATGCTCCGGTATCAAGGAGAAAATTTAATTTCTTACCATTATTTACGAAAGTAACAACAGGTAACTCAAGTAAGTCCATAGACTCCCTGAATGATATTCTTCCTACTTTATCATCTATCTGCTTTCTATTTAATATAAGGCTGATAATACCGGCAATAGTAACCACACAACCCCCCACTACTAATAATTCTAGTATTTTTATTCCAAACTCCATATTTCATATCTTTTTTTTGTGATTACTTCCCTGTACTACCTAACCCTTTTCTGTCTTTGTTTCCCAGAGACTCTACAAGTTTAAAGGATATCTTTGAGGATAACAACCATTTGATCTTTTGCCATCTGGTAGCAAACTGAGACAATTTAACCTCAAATTGACATATTCTCGTACCTTTAGGAATAGTTACAGCCTTGAAAGCATACAAAGGAGCTTTCCATTCATCAGTATCACCATTATAAATAGTATCAATGAATCCAAGACCATTAGCAAGTGTTACCCCTAATTTACTTGGAGAACTACTCCTACTATATATTTTAGCTACTATTCCTTTAGGGAGTTCAGTTGCAATACCTAATCTTGCAACATATACCTCTCCTTTCTTTAAAGTTATATCTTCTGCCAAGCATAGATCAAAACAGTCAGATTTTTCCCCTCCCGATCTTACCGGCATACAATTCTCTACAATTTCTTTTATCTTAATTTTCATAATGATTCTAATAGTTCTTTTTCAGTTTCAAACACTTGAGTTTCTCTAAACTTTAACCACTCACACTGATTGGAAGGAGACACTATATCTACAAAATAGGAAAGGTAGTCCCCTCCTTGATCTATAGTATACTGAATCCTCTTAATAGTTACTAGAACTGCCCTGTTATTGTAGTAAACATAAACAGAGTCCCCTAGATTAAACTTATTTTTAAATGTCATACCATAAATAGTTTAAAGAGTTTAAATAAATTGCTTACACTATTAATACAACTTAACTGCATCTGCTCCAACCGCAGGAAGGGCAATGGATACACCCATTCTCCCTAATTAAATTTGATCCACACTCAGGGCAAGTCTCGCCTTTAATTTCTTCATCAGGAATATACTTACTAAGTACTCTGCACATAGCCGAACTGAATGAAACAATATTATCGTTGACTTTCTTTGCGGTTTTTATGATATGCTTAATATCTACCCCATGTCTTAATAACATAGAAGAATACAATGTAGCTGCAATCTCTTCTATATCTTCATTAGCTAATTCAAGATTATCTATGTGGAACACCTCTGAGTCAAAGCTGTAGTGCATCTTGTTAACTTTAGTCAGAATTCCCCGATGAGGCTTGAAACTAATAGGATGTACAGGTCTGAATGTAAATATCTCATAAGGTTTACTTTCAAGTAAACCTACTAAGACAATAAATTGTTCCCCATTTGCTTTAACTGAATAAGCATCTGCTTCAAGTTCTTTGGGTCTCTTAGGAGCTTGTCTTCCTTCTATAGTTTTTGGTTTTTCAACTTTGGTCAATATTCCTTCCCTGCACTGATCTCTATAGACAGTAACCCCTTTAAGACCTTGCTTCCATGCTTCAATATAAATATTGGCAATCTCCTCTTTTGTAGTTTCTTTAGGAAGGTTAATAGTAGAACTAATACTATGGGTAGTATATTTCTGTACTATCCCCTGTAGCTTAATTCTTTGCTTCCAGTTTATTTCCGGAGCTGTAGACTTATAATAAGGGCTTTCTTTAAAAACAGACTCCCATTCCTCTATACCCCAGTCAGGGATTGGTATATTACTCCATTTATTAAGTGTAGCCCACCTCTGCAAATTAGGATGAACTACAGTAAATAAAGTATATTTCTCTCCTACCTTATCTACATAATCCACTCTATCATCCTTAGACATACACTTCTTCTTTCTTTGATAGAATGGCATAAATACAGGCTCAATACCACTTGAAGTCCCCGCTAATATACTTACAGTCCCAGTAGGTGCACATTTTGTTACCCTTAGAGTTCTTTATCTCTAAGCTCTTATAGTTTCCTATAAGTTCGGACTATATCATCATCCATTACTGGATGGTGGATTTTCTTGCAGAGGATTTTTATTAGCACTATTCACCTCTGTAGTCTCTGAACCTTTCCTATAATTTTCATGTGCTATTATAGGACTTGGCTGCTGATTAGCATGACTAACTAAATTACACATTTGTATGAAGTATTCCTGTGAAAATGAGTTCTTCATTATATTAATGTTTCTGTGAACCCATTGTACATTACCTACTTCATAAGGTTTATATGAATCTATTCTATCTAATGATGCTGTAAATGTGGTATAATCAAGGTTATGAGAACTATTATTTATGGGTACATGAGAAGCATTTCTTAATGATATATCAAGCCCAGATAAAGCACATTTCTTACCTTGTTTTAAAAACAAATCCCAAAGATATTCAACAGTTAATCCATTACTCCATTCTATACCTCTTGCTTTTGCTCCAAGCTTAATTTTATATAGAAATGTAAGTGTTAAATCTCCACATCCTCTATGTTTACCTTCTGAATATCCCTTATGGTCTATAAGACCTAGTGCAACATTTCTATCATAATTTATATGATTAGCACAATATCTGCACCTTTTGGCTTGACCTCTTTTAAGAATATCAGACCTAATATATTGTTCTCTACCACAACTACATTTTACTAAGTAATAGGATTTTCTATCCTTTACCCCAACTTCATCACTAGTAACAGTATAACACCCATACTGTGTACCTACTATTGGTTTTTCTCTCTTCATATTTATAGTTTAATTTGTTCCACAAATATAAGAATAAATAATGAAACTACCAATAACAAACGTAATTTATTTAATTTTAGCTTTCCAGCAATTTATCCACTTGTCATTAATGTATTACTACATTAAGCCGCTGCTATTTTAACGGTTGACCAACTTATATTTCTTCTACCATACTGTAACATCCTGCTAAATTCAGCAGGAAACTCTTTAGAAAGTTTCTTATACCACTGATTTTCACTCTTATAGTTTGTATGGCAAAACTCCATCCCTTTATTTATAGCAGGGAATTCTCCCCGCTCTATAGCCATATCAATAGTACTGTCAAGTTGTCCTTTGAATATATTCTGCATTATCATTTCAACCTGATCAAGGGCTTTATCAGAATCATATCTAAAGCCTAACATAGCTATAGTATCAGCAAGTCCTGTAAATCCAAGACCAGTTCTTCTTCCCCTGACTGCTGTCTCTCTAATCTTAGTCCATAATTTCAACTCTGTCTCATCAGAGTCCCCTTTAGTTGCTTCAATTATTCTTTGAACAGCTTCAAGCTCTAAGTCAACCAGATCATCTGCTAATCTCATGGCCTCATAGGAGTGTTTGTAAAGTAAATCTATGTCTAACTCAGCGTGATTTGTAAAAGGGGCTTTGACATAGCTTGTAAGATTAAGGTGTATTAATCTACAACTATCAGCGGGTCCTAATGGAATTTCTCCACACTGCCCAGTCATTACATGATTAAATAATGCAGAATGATTCTTCTCATCTGTTACACAATAAGTAGCTTCTTCTCCAAAGTCTTCAATAGATACTATCTGAATAAATCTACTTGCATCCCTATTAGGATTTGCAATCAAAGGAACTCTGTGGGTAACTAATCCAAGTTCTACAAGTTTACTAACATTAGTAGAAGATATTGTCAGTCTATAATTGTCTTTACAAAAATACACACCATTCTTAATATTTTTAAACTCCTCTTTTTTAGCTAAGGATAATGTACTTGCAACACCTAGAGTAATAAGTAGTGATTTTATGTTATACAAAAACTCTCTGTTACTTGAACTAATAGCTATAGAACCCCCAGCATCATTTAGTGTACCATCGGAATCTATCAACCCAGCTAAGTAATGAATCTTACTGCTAATGCCTGAAAGCATAGGAACAAAATCTTTACTTGGAAGAAAGTTAGTAGTATCTACCAAAAACCTTTGCTTATTATTTACTGCATCATATTTACCATATAAACTTCCTTTAAGATAAGAGCTGAGATTTACTTTTTCATCATATAAATCTATAAAGTATCTATCTGCTCTATTGTCTTCACTTGCAATAGTACCATCACCACAGAAAAATCCTAATGTATAAGCATCAGATACAGATAGAGTATCTTCTGGATTTTCTATAATAGGATATGAAAACTTTTGAAGTTTATCTCTAAGAGATATATTTTTTAGTTCCTTTCTAGTACCATCTTCTAATATAAATTTATGATATGCTGTACACTTAAGACTTGACCCATCAGAGAATTTAACAAGATAAACTCTGGCTTTATCTGATGTCTTAAATGGAGTAACCGTAGTCCACTCAATTCCATTCCATATTTCTATAGAATGCCCTATCAAACTTCCTATACTTTCAAATCCATTCCTTGTAAGTAGGGTTGTGTCTGCTGTAACACATGGATTGGTACTCACTGCTTTAAATTCAGGATATATACCGTCAGGAGAGTAATTATGTATTCTTGATTCAAACAATATACCGGGTTCTGCTGTATTGTGGGCACAGTGTATTAAGGTGTCCCATAACCCTTTTGCCTTAACCTTCTTAGCATATCCCTTAAGTTTATCCTTTGAAGTAATAGTATTAAGAGTTCCATAAGAAATCCCCATTTCAGGCTCCTTGATCTCCTCAAAGTCTTCCTCTATGGGCCAGCTTAAAACATAATCCTCTCCATTTATAGCACTATTCATAAAATCATCAGTTACCTTCACTGAGATATTAGCCCCTGTTACCTTGGTTAAATCCTGTTTTGCTGTAATGAATTCCTCAACATCCGGGTGGTTAATAGATATACTTAACATCAGGGCTCCACGTCTTCCTTCCTGACAGGTCTCATTGGTTAACTGTGAATTACCTTCCATAAAAGAGGCTGCACCTGTTGAAGACCCCGCCGCATTATTTACCTTAGCCCCTCTTGGTCTAAGTAGGGATAGATCATATCCTACTCCTCCTCTTCTTTTCATAAGTTGGGCTTGCTGGTTACGGGTACTCATTATCTCAGCATAACTATCCTTCGGACTATCCAACACAAAACAGTTACTAAGGCTTATAAGCTTCCCTGTTCCACACCCGGACATAACTGAGCCCCCCGGTATAATATATTTAAAATCCTTGAATAACTGATATATAGACTCTTCATCTAGCGGAGGTCTTACTGCCCCATATGGGGATAATCCTTTATCAGGAAGTTCCCCCTTATATTTATCTTCAATTCTGGCAAACTCTCTTGCAAGTCTTTTATGCATGTCATCAGGGGTTTCTTCCCCATCTGCTGCATATTTAGCCCTCCAAACAGAAGCTGCCAATTCATCTCCCTTAAAATATTCTAATTCTGTCATACTGGTGTTACATTATTTATTTCCATCTGGTACTTATATGCTATTGCTTCCCTACTATACTTCAGGTTGGGATGTGTAATATAGTAATTTAAATCTGCCAGGATTTTTCTCCAATTCCTATAAATATTACCTTGTTCATCCTTTAAATCCCTTTCATTAAAATTCAGTTTAAATTCCCATACAAGTGGAGCTAGAGTTCTCCTGTTAATAGGAACAAACTGGAAAGGTTTAATCCTGAATTGACTGAAATAGGGGTCTTTGTTCAGAACACTTTGAAGAATATATGTATAAAAAGTAGCCTGAATATCATATCTCCAAGTAATAAAAGATTTATAAAACTCTTCTTCAGGATGTCCTGTGGTTTTCAAATCTACAGGGTATATTACCTTATCCTTATGATCTACACTTAAACAATCAAACATACATCTGATAGGAATCCCGTTCCATTCAGTCTTAAACTTAAGCTGAAATACCTTTTCAAGATTAGTATCCCAAGGATTATTACTGAAGAAATGCTTTGTGGCAGGACTAGTTCTCAACTCTTCTACACACCTGACTACGTCATTATAGTCTGACTGAGACAGGATAGTTTTCTCCCCTGCTAAAGAAAGTAAACTATAATATTCATCACAGCTTTCCTTTATATTCTTTACTCTGTAATTGGCATACTTAGGGTTAGTATAATAACCGTTACTTAAAGCTACTTCATCTATATACTTATCCTCAATAGTACTTACCTTCCTATGTTCATTACTGAACCTGTGATATAAAGCCTTTGTAATACTTATCAGGTTATCTGACAAAGAAGGGAATTCACACACTATAAATCTCTGTGTAAAAGCTTCATCCCCTTCAGTCAGCATACAATCTACAGCACTGCCGAAAGTAAGGCTCGGAGTTTCTATTCTGTCAAATAAAGAGTCAAGCTTTCTCCAGCCTTCTCTTTCAAATCTGGATAAAGTAGAATAGCTTAAAGCTGGGTCTGCTCTGTACTCAGGCTCTGAAACATTCCAAGCTAATTCACAAATTGATCTTTCCATTATTCTTCAAAATATTCATCATAATACTCCTTATTAAGAGACCCTGTCTCCAGATCACCTTCACCCTCATTAACAGGGACTAATAGTTTATCCAAGTATAGGTCTACTTCAGCTTTTAGTTTTCCTAATTCTGCCAAATCTACTTCAAGATATTCCTGCCTAGCATGTTCCCCCCTGATATTCTTCTTTGTTATATAAATTGCTGAGTCTACCAATTCTTTCAGGGACTCAAAATCTCTGATTTGAATAAATTGTTCCCCCAATGTTTGGTCACTCTTTGGTAAACTATTAAGTAGTTTCCGTATTCTTTGTATCGCTGTACTCATTTAAAGTTTGTTTAATTTCATTAATAACTTCCCTTAATTCCTTAAGATTGTGAACTTCCCTGAACTTATACTCAGAGCATGTGGCTAAAAGATGCATAAGTATCATCTTCTTCTTAAGGCTCCAACTATCATTGGGATAACCTTTTGCTTCTATAATATAGGTTCCACAAATAAAGTCCGGGGTATAATGTACTGCCCTATAGGATTTACCTTCATATCTGAAGGCAGGTATAAGTTCAAGTTTAAGCTCTTCATATTTAAAAGCTATATTGTTGTCTAAAAGTTCCTTAGCAACTCTTGCTTCCAGCTTACTCCTGAACTTATACCCATAAGCCTATGTGGGTGTAGCTCCTTTAATCTTTTTATTTTGTACTAAATAAGCCCCCTGCATGTTCTTTAACTATTTTCAAGGCATATTCTGCCGTTTCTCTACTACTAAATAAAGGGAACTCCTCACAAAGACTCTTGAGGTTCTGTTCTCCTTTTATTTCAACAATATCTCCTGCATAATCTATAATATAGCCCGGATCATACTTAACATCCATATAAGGCCTGATAAGTTCATCACTTACCAGTGCTATTTCCTTTAATATAAGAAAAAGGACCCCAATAGGGTGGAACTTCTTCAGGTTATCAAGGGTAGCCTCTAACTCCTCTAAGGGCGTATTAATCCTTTCAGAGAGGTGTTGCAGATAATAACCAATATCCCTATAGGGCTCGTCAGTATCTACTTCTGCAATAGCTCCTACTGCTTTAAGTCGTTCTATATTATCTTTGTCTACAACTACTTGTGTTACCAAATGTCCATAGTAAATATGGGGTGATGCCTGAATGAGTATATCACCATATTTTACTTCCTTACCTGTTACTACATGAATAAATTTCTTCATTTTTTCCCTTTTGTTAATATTCTGTGAACCATACTATTGGTTCCCCATATAGGTCTTTAGTTATTCTGCTAATCTCCTGAAATACTATAGAAGGCATTCTTTGTTCCTTCCTTGCATAATATGCAGGGTGCTTCTCTTCTAATATTATATTAGTGTCCTTATTAATGTATGGCCTTAATGTTTTGGCTTGCTCTCCAAAAAGGACATATATAATACCGGTTTCCCATTTAGACAGATTCTCCAGTAACTTGGTCATAAAAGGTCTCCATATCATTGTATGACTACCTGTTCTATTTACTTCACAAGTCAATGATGAATTAATCATCAATATTCCCTGCTTACACCAACTTTCCAAAGTCGGATCAAAGATAATACTATTGTGTGGAATCTCAAAATTAATGCAGGCTTCTTTAATTACCTCAAGAGAGGGAGATTTTATGTCTTCATCCTTATTCCCAAACAGAATACCTGTTGCTACACCCTTCTGAGGGTAAGGATCATAGCCTATCATTACAACTTTAAGGCCCTTGTAGGGGCATAGGTTGAAAGCCTTGAATATATCAGGGTATGCCGGACAAAGTAAATTTTTTCTTACAAGGTTTATTTGTTTTATTACCTTATTCAATTCTATAGTATCTATAACTCTCACCCATCCACCAAAGTATTCTTCAAATTTCATAGTATTTCACTTACTCTTAAAACTTCTCCAATATGCTCTACAAGAAATTTATTCAGATCAGCATTATCAAAGGTACTTGGGTCAGGAGGAACAGGTTTTACAATAAACTTATTGATATCCTCAGTTACCAGTACTTCGGTCTTTGCAGTATCAGCAATGTTAACTTGATTCAGAACAGCCCCAGAGGGATAACTTGGAATCCTGAAAGGGGTTGTGGTCAAAAGAGGTATTAAGGTTTTAATAATACCTTTCTCAACTAACCCTGTACTTGTAAAAACCCTAGGATTTACATAGACCCTTATGTTCTTGTAAATAAGATTTTCATATGTTTTTTCCATATGAATAGTGTGTAGAAATAAGGGATTATACTGAGCATCCAAGATAAAGTCTTTGCCCCCATAGTAAAGTCCATTGGAAGTTGCAATTTTCATTAGTCTGTCCCCCTGTGGAAGTTCAAGACATCCTGAAAATACAGAAGACGCAGTTCTTAAAACAACAGGTCTGGCATTCTCAAATAATGCAAATGCCACATCCGATATTTGCCTATGTTCTGACCTTTCTGGCTCCTCAATGCCCTGTAATAATATAGGTACTATCCCTCTCGTCAAAGTCTTAGGTACGTCTATTTGTTCTCCAGTAATATCTGTTTTCAGGAAAATATTAAAAACATTATTATTAGAGATATTAAGATCAGGCCTAACAGTGAGAGGGCTTATATTATAAGGGTTTGCGGCATAGAAAGATATTAGCTTTCTACGTAAAACTGAACTCTGACTAGCCATTATATTTCTACTTTTAGGAACATTGTATCTGCTGAATATGCTGTCATAAAAGGAACCTCCCGTCTGATAGGGGGATTACATTCATTGGCTACAAAATTAACAAATACATTAACTATTACTGATGCTATCATATTTGCCATAAAAGTAGTCTGTTTATAACTACAGACAGTTTCCTCAGCCTCTCCATCTCCAAATAGCCACTTCCTTTTATATTCGAGCAAGGCTCTTTCATCATTCCCCTGTATAGCAAAAACCTGAAATTCTTCTGCTGCTAATCTGCCATCAATCAACAAACATTTGGTCTTACCATCATAGGTCTTTTTGTCAATGTGTTCTTCCCATTTAAGGAATGCTGACTGTCTGGCCTCCATGTTATCAAACCCACAGATCATAATATCTGTAGCATCACACCTTTGGTCAAACTTGGAATCTAATGCTAAAACTGATAAATACCTAGCATAATTATTCATTGTCCGTGTAAGGGCATCTACCTTTTTTAACCCTATATCCTGTTGTCCATATAATTGCCCGGACATATTTGCTGCTTCAACTATATCAGGGTCATACAAACATATAATATCAGGATATAGTCTTGCTAGTAAAAATCCCACATAACTGCCTATTCCCCCTACTCCGGCCAATGTAATTTTCTTCTGTTGTATAGCACTATACCATACAGCCCCGCTAAACCTACTAGTATTCTCTTTTACTGTTAAGCTCCCAGAGTTAGGTGGTATCTTATTACTACCCTCAAATATATCTTCTATTGAAGGCTCACTATCTGCTGCCTTATGCTCAGGAGTCCATGCTTCACTATAATAATGTGCCTGTGCATCTTCTAAGCGGGAAAGGTCTTCCTGAGTACCTATTATAGTTTCTACATTTCCATCTGTATTTACCATATGACATTGTCCAAAGTTATCTACGCAATTTGTACTTTCTATAGTAAGAAGTCCTGAAAGTATACGGGTTTCAGCATCCCGTATAGCCATAAGGCTATTATAGGAATGCCCATACATAACCCTCATGTCTGAAGGGTCTCCATAATCCAAAAAGACTCTATTGTCATCCATAATTTAATAAATATAATCTTCTAATAATTCAATATACATATTAACCCAAGGGCTCTTCGGTAACTCACTGGAAAGTACTTTCTTTACATCGTAGGCTAGTAAAGCCATCATTACAGAATCATCATTATCTATAATACCCATAACATCCTCATCAAAAGTACTCGAAATGAGAAAATCCAGATAATTTACTGCAAATTTCTTGAAAAATATAAGGTCTCCAAACCTTTTCCTGTAAAAGCTATCTATAGAATTCACCCATTTTTCCAAAGTACCTGAATCTATTCTGATACTTGCAAAAATGTTACCTGTAAGAAGCTGTCTAACCACAGTCTGAACTATGTCAGGGTGAACCTTTACCTTATCATAAGGTATGTCAGTGTCTGATAAGTCAGAATCATCAACTCCCCAGCTACTATAGTGTGGAGCATCTTCTATAGTTTTGCTATAATTAAACTTAGATTCTTCCATAGGATATACACTCCCCACCTCCTTGAAGTTGCCAGATGTTCCTGTTAAACCCTGAACCTTCTTAGGGGGACGAAAATCTAGTACAGGAAATTGAGTTTTGGCCTTAATAGCTTTAAGTTCATTAAGTCTGTTTATAAGCTCTTCATCTTCTATAATAGGCAAGCTTTCAATAGTTACAGCTAAATCAAACCACTCCAGCACTTCTTCCTCTTTATCAGAGCACTCTACAGACTCTTTTGCCTCATTCTCCCAAGTAGTATAACAGTATACCTCTTCACAAGCCCTACGGATTTTACATTTCCTAGTAATCCCAGCTGTATAAGTACCTTCATTATTCACAATAAGAGATACAAAGTGGTGGGTATCTTTACCCTCACTTTTAAGTGTATTCAAATCAGTCCCACTAAAGAAAGTACTCATATTATGGTGAGAATGGATTAACCCCTGATAAACCCCCCTCTCTAATAATTCAGGGTGGGAAGTCATGTAAGCTATTACATCCGGAGACATAGTAAACTCAGTATAAGTACTTGCTCCTATGTCCATCTGAAATATATCTATGCAACTAATGGTTAAAGAATCGTCTTCAAATGCACCTGAAACTTTATAAAATAGCACTCCTGACCACTCTATATCCTTTAAACTGTTACACAGGAATCTTATTTTTTTCTCAACAGGTTCTGTGATAATTATTTTAAAGATATTTGGTTTCTTGATGAGGGGTAGTTCTTGAACTATATTTTCTGTCTTTTTCATATTTGTAATTTAATATTTCTAATATAGCTTCTATTATAGGGCTTATATAGATGGGATTTAATAACATCGCTATGTTATCATCGTTTTTTGCCCCATCATCCTCTATTTCCAATAGGATGTCTCTGCCTTGAAATGTACAGATTTTTTCACCCACAAAGTTTTCCCATTTATCGTCCTCACTATCAACATTCTCATAGAGTAAATGTATGTGCCCCTTGATTATTTTAGCCTTGTGGAGAAATTTGTTAACTGCTAATAATTCATACTCAAACTCATTTCTGGCTTTGCTATTCCACCATGAAATGAACTCATTACTAAGTAAAATCAAAGTATCGGCAAAAGAGGTTGCTAAACCATAACTTCCGTTACGGTAATTAAATTTAAGTTTACCCGACTCTAGGATATGAAGAATAAACTTCTCCAGTAGGGGCCCTAGATATGCAATAGTACCGGGGATACTATCACTTAAGAGACTCATATTAAAATCCTTGACTATAGTACTACCTCCTGTTGAGGGGATGTTCTCCAACCTTACATAAGGAGCTCCCTCAATAGACTCCACTCTCACAAACCTGTCTAATTCAAGGCATAATAACTGCCATATAGAGGCATCATATCCTGCGGTAAGAGACCTTAAAGTAGACCTGATAGGCCCATTCCCTGTACAAGGAACCTGGAAAGCTCCCAAATGCCCCCAGTCTATTCCTGATACATGGCTATGCATGTAACCAAAATTAAACTGATTCACAGGATAATGAGACCTGTTCATTTGAAAGTACCCTAATCCTTTTCCTGATGCCGTAAAGGGAACTCTTACCCAGAGATGCCTAATGTCCACATATCGGTCATACTCATTTGTGACCCTTACCCATGGGAAGTGTACCAAGATGTATATATCTTCAAAGAAGTAGCGTTCCAAGCCCTTTATTGCACAAGGTATAAGGGTCTTCGCTGTTTCTGTAGTAGCTGTAAATGGCCCCGTTTTAATATCCTCCCATGCAGCATCTAGTCCTCTCCTAACTTCTTTATCTAAATCTTTAAATGCATCAGACTCTCTTATAAGAGCATAAGATGCAATTCTTTCTATAGATGTAAGATCAATAGCATTATGAAAATCCTGTTTGGAAGGAAACCCTTGCATATCCACTCTCCCTTCTCCGAAAAACTCCTGAAATATGGAGAAAATCTGATAAGGTATTTCCATTATGCGATCATAGGCTTCTTCAACTACTTCTTTTATAACTTCTGTTGGTTCTTTCATAAGGTAACAAATCTATTGTAAAAAAAAAGGAGGCATATGCCCCCTTTATTCTGGTCAGGTTATACAAAATCAAACATTTCCTCTATTATATTTCTTGCTGATCTTTCAGATTTTACCGGATTATCATTTTCTAACTCATTGAATATCTCCAAATAAGTAGTTTCTGGGATATAATCATCTGCATAAAGGCTGTTTACTAATATTGTAAAAGCCATAGTAATATTATCAATGGCAGAACTCTTATTCTCCTCCACTTTCTTCGGAACGGGAGCTTCACTATATTCATCAAGAATCTTTTGGGCAGGTTCTTTTCTTACAGGCTCTCTCAGGAGACTAATCAAATCAGTACTTTTACACAGAGTAAAATTCTTTCCATATCTCTTTATACATTCTTCTTGCAGATCAGCTTCTTTTATCTGGTCATAAAGTTCTTTTCTTGTATAAGCTCCTGACTTGATTTTCTTTTCAGGGTTACTCAACAAGAATATCAAGTCATTTACTACTTGTCCCTTATAGGGAATATTAGTAGGAAGAATGGAGGCATCATCCTTTAATTCTGCCCTGATATGTCCCTCAAAGAATGACATTCCGTCATAAGGAATATTCAAGGCTCTCATTTCTCTCTTTAATTCTCCTAAAGTAGTTGCAGTTGAAGCTTCAATAACTCTCTGTGATTGTGTTCTGCTATTAATAATAGTAATACTTCTTGTTTCCATAATCATTTTTTTTTTTTCAATGTTCATTAAATAATTCTAATAATATAATTCTAAATTCTTCTTTGTTTTGCAGTACCTTATAAAGGTCTGCAATATCTTTTCCCCCATCAAAGCAGGGTAGGGTAAGATTAGTGAACCCTGTAAGCCTAGCTAATTTTTCTCCATCTATAAGACCAGCTTTATCATTATCAAGCAAGATAAATACCTTTTTAAATCTTCTTTTAAGTTCCTTTATAGCTGTATTACTGATTGGATACCCTTCTCCTTGTAAGGTAAGCGCAGGTATTCCAGTATTTGCCCAAAGGCATAAAGCATCCTTCATAGAGGAACATATACATATTTTATCTCCTGTTTCAGGTACTTTTGTCCATAGCCCTAATACTGATCTATCATGCTTATTAGACCATTTAAAACCTATTCTATTGAAGGGTTGGTAAATTTTCATTGTAACTTTACCTTCTTTACACTCTATATAGGCATAAGCATACTTATCTGCGGGAATGACTATCTTAGCTCCTTCCTTTATAATTATCTTATGGGAAATAGGATAAATATCTGCATACTTCAGCCACTCAAGACCAATACCATAGCTTCCCCAATACTCAAGATCATGCTTCTTCCACTCCCTGACTTTACATAGTAACTCAGAATTAGCTTTACTTTCTCTGATATTAGTAATTTTGGGTTTATCAGATAAGGTCAGGATAGGGGTTTTTGTAATTTTAGGTAAATCATGGTAAAGTTGAATAGCTACATCCTTATAAGACTTTCCCCAGTATAATTTTAATAAATCAAAAGTCCCCCCTTTATCTCCTGTACTCAAATCTGTCCAGCGTACCTTTACTCCGTCTGTACTATAAAAGCAAAAGGACGGGTGCTTGTCTACTCTTAGGGGGCTTGATATTGTACAAGGAATAGTCTTTATCCCAAAGTAATGATTCAGAATATCAATTTCTGACACTCTTGATAGTATGTCTTCAAATTTAGTACTTGGTTTACCTATATTAACAGCCATGATCTTAAAAAAAAAAATAGTTAGACTTCTTTTAGGGTATTATCAATCCCAAGGTGTCTGAGCAGGGGCCCCTGTAGAGGTGCTTTCAGAAGGCATAAAAGTTGTAGGTTCAACCACATCTTCATGTAGAGGTAGGACAGAATACTCAGTACCCGGAGCACCTCCTGCATTCTGAAACTCAGTAATTGCTGCATCAATCCTACTATAATTTGTTGTAGCATTCTTTGCAAACTTCCGTGTAAATACAGTCTGATACTGTCTTGTACCATTCTCCCCTTCTACAGTTCTTACGCCAACAGCCCCCTTTACTATATAAGCAGCAGCCAAAGAAACAAGTTCTTTCAGTTCCTTCATATCCCCTTTGAAGAGAGCTTCCATATCCAGAGAAACTTCACTATCCTCAGAATTTTCTTTCATCACCCAACCTTTGTCCTTATATGTAGCGGGACTAGGAATGTTCAACCACTGAATAAGGAAATCAATCAGAAATTCCTCACCCTGCCATGCAGCCCTGTAATCAACACTGATATTTGCAGGCCCGGAAGCATATTGTGGAATAACTTTGGATTTCAATTCTTCCTCTGTAGCCCATGCAGTTCTGCCAAACTTATCAATAATCTGGTATTTTCCACTGGTCTGACCAACCTTGGAGTCCTTGGTCAGTATGAAACTGATAGGAATGAGTAACTCAATCCCATTATTCAGTTTAGCATCAGGGGCAGTCTTTGCATAGAATGTTACTCTTACTTGGTCTTTACCCTCTTCTGTCTTACTGATATATTCAGGCTCATTCTCAATTTCCCTGCCTGTGAGAGCTTCTAACTCTGCCTTTGTAGGATTTACAGCTACAATATTGAATGCAGCCATACCCTTGTACATTTTGAAAGAACCCTCAACAGATTCTTTACCTACTTTAACAGCCATAAAACTTTTGTTTAAGTTCTTCATTTTAAATTACTGATTTTTTAATGATATTAATAATTAATCTTCCAAGATTATATTCCACCAGTCACTTCAATGAACTGGGTATGGAGGATATGCCAGGATGTCTCCTTCTAATGTAACTGCCTCAGATGCAGGAACTTCTACTTCCTTTACAGTATCATCTGAAATTTCTCCTTCCGGAGATGCTTCTGTTGCTTGTGCTACTGCCATGACACCACTCAATACCTCCTCAGAACTGAAGCCTCCAGTCATAGTTTTGATAGGGGCCTCAAAGCTTTCAATAGCTTCATTGATAACATTCAATTCCTCTTGTGCTTTTCCAATTTTCTCTACCAATTTGTCTCTTTTAGACCTCAAGGTCTTAGTGTTTTGGGCTGTCCTTTTAACAATTGCCAACTCAAATCTTGATAATTCTCTCTTTTCCATTTTTTTTTGTTAATAAGTATAAAGAATATGCCTTTCTCCCTGTAAAGGCTTACTATGTACTTCACATATAAAATATTTCTTTTTGAACCATTCCAAAGCTTCCAGCAAACAAGGAGAAATGAGGGCTCCTCCAGCCACTCCTGTTACTAATCTGATGAAAGTCTTAGATAATTCAGGGTCTTTACCCCTCTCCAGACAGTAATTTAAAAGCAAACTTGTTACATCCTCCGGGGTTAATCCTCCTGAAGCTGCAAGCCTGCTTATCCTGACTATCTCATTTCTATCCATAATAATCCTTCATAGCCTTTACTACAAAGCCCAGATCATTCGGGATAAAATCCTCTGAAAACATTTCAGAGGGGGATTTTGCAGGAACTTCAATTACCCCATCCTTAAATCTGTGAGTATAAAACCCATAGGTAGCATTTCCCTTCTCATCATACCTTATAGAAGAGTATAATACCATGGGGACTACTTCTACGGGGTTATACTGGTTATCAATAAGCTGACCAATGGTGCTTACCTTATACCCTATTATAGTTTTATCACTCTGTATATCTTCAGAGTGGAGCATAAGGAATACATTCACATCTTCTCTCATAGATTCACATGTAGAGATAATTTGCTGGAAGTGCATAGCCAGTTCTGTGTATTTGCTATATCCAGATTCTTTAGCCCTTTTAAAATACTCTTTCCTCATAATATAGATAGCATCATCCAATACTACATTTTTAATATGAGGAGCACTTTTGTTGATACCTTCCAACATCTGAATAACCTGAGTATAATCTTCTACTCTGAAGAGGTTCTTATTCTCCTGATTGTATACTTGTCCACTCCCTTTAAAGGGCAGCCTTTTACCAAGAACATTCAGAATAACTGTTTCTTTGGGATCAAGCCCCTTGATACTTGAGGATTTCCCAGTACCACTTTTACCTAATATAATAATACAATTTCCCATTTATTTTTTCCTGCTAATGCGCAAATCTAATTAATTTAATTAATCTATACAAATTTCTTTTCCATTTCTTCCCTGTAGATTTTTTTATAGAGACCTTCATGAAAGTGTAATTAGTCCTCCTTCTTACAACTGTCTCAATATACTCAAGACACTTCTCCAACTCAGGTTTATTGCTTGGAAGGGGCAACTCAGTAAAAACACTCACTGCACCATCAAAGAATAGGGGGCATATCTGTCCTCCAGCCCCATTATCCCTATCCTCAATAACATATAAGAATCTGATATTATTTCTAAATTTAGCTATATCATATCCCTCATGCTCTTTTAATCCATACTTAAAAGGACTGTAAAGTCCTAACACTAAATTAGCCAATTATGTTATCATAGAGGCTCTTTATCCTCTACTTCTGTAGTTTTATATATAGCTACAGTTCGGACTATCTCTTCATATTCCACTAAATGTTGGTACATATAGGAATATGCCATGCACTCTTGGTACTTCATCTTCTTCAACACCACTTGTTAAGAAGGTATGTACTAGTCTCTGTTCCTTCTACATATTTCTATGTAGCTTGGATAAGGGTTGCCTATAATGTAGGTTTTCCCAGATTCACATGGTTACGTGACAATTCAATTTGTATAATAATTCTTCTTGCATGTTAGGTAAGACTATACTTTTAAACATCTCAAAGTCTCTTGTTAGAAGATATAAGGAGTGATCAGAGTTAATATGAAAAATTAAACTAAACCTTTCCTTAAAGAAACCTATTAATAAAAGCAATTCATCTTCTTTAAAACAGTTAGTTGCTATATTAATAGAACTTCCATTATAACTTCCATCATCCATAAACATAACAGCTAGGGATAATTCATCAAAATATTGTAAGTACTCCTCAGTTATACTCTTTCTCCCGTCTATATATAGGCAGTTATACAACTTAAGTAGTGCTGGATTAGCCGGTAACCTACATATTGCCGATTCATAATAGATTCCTGTCCTTGGGTCTATAGTTTTTCTCTTTGATGTTGAAAACTTTGCTCCTAAAGACTTTAATTCTTCAGCTTTCCATTTACAGTATTCTAATTGTTTTATCCCATGTTCACAACTAAATATAGGATTAACATTAGTCTTTCTTAAAGAAGCATCTCCCAATAGAGAGCCTACTATTATTGACATTTGTCTATTAGTTGGTTCTATAGCTTTGTTTACAAGTAAATTATCTCTCTCTATGTTATTTCTTTTTCTAAAGAAATAAACAGAAATTTCTTTTACATTATATAACTCAGCTATTTCTCTATCAGTCTTATTTTCTTTGACTAATTTTTCTACTTCCTCATAGTTCATCTTTCTAAAAGATGAATACTTAAAAGGGGATTCTAATCCTAATTTCTTTCTGTGTTGCTGTACTAGTTGTCTTGAAACATTTAATAATGATGCTATCTCAGCATCAGTTTTACCTTCTTTGTTTAATTCTATTAATCTTTGTAAATCCATAATATAAATTTTAAATTATGAAGCAAAGATACATAAAATATTTGATATATGCAAGTTTACTTGTGTAATAAAAAATCACGGGTAGTAGTTTTACAATCAGCAAGACCATCTGAAGATGGGTATAGCTTATTCAGCTTTTGATTCTCAATTCCTTCCTGAGCCTGAGCCTGATGTTGGATTGCAGTAATATTAAAGTTAAATTGATCTCTTTGAATGATAAAATACTTACTCATCTTCTCAATGGTTTGCATTTTATTCATACCACTCTCTGACATAAGATTTGAGTAGTTATCAAGTATTATCTCAACATATTCATCCTTATCATCCGGTTCATAATAATCTGTTACATCTCTTTCCTCTTCCAGCCCAGCTTCATTCTTCATGATAACCTTCTTAAAATGGAACTTCCCCCTGCTCAAAGCAAAATTCCTGCAATATTTATTAATACCTGTAGGATTTCTCTCTGAATCAATATAGATTACAGTTTCCTTGAACTTCTGAATATATGTAGCATACCTTTCAGATGCAAGTAAGTCTAAAATCTCTTTAGGAACCGGTCTGTCAGCAGAAGTACTCTTAAGATCAGTAGGACTTATTCTTATTCTATCCAACCTAAATAATAGATGGCACAAGAACTCATAAAACTTCTCTTCCTTACCCATTTCAAGAGTAAAGTAGAGTATCTTCAATCTTAATTGATCCGGGTGTTCAATTGCATAGAAGAAGGGTTCATAAACAAGCATATAGTCAGCAAGTTTTGATTTTCCTCATACCACTATAGTTTTCACTACACATGACTTTAACCACAGTTAAAAGCCACAGCAAAGCATCATGTTTTGTGGTCTGGACTATGTCTTCATCCTACATTAGTAGGAGCACCTGCATTTAGTCTCTGGGGCTGAATCTATACTCAAGGTATAGCCTATGCCTCCTCAAGTTGGCATATCAATTTCTTGACTTAGCTTCCGAGGATATTCAGGTGTTACATCTATAGATTACTCTATAGTAGGGCAGTGCCTATAATTATTATATTTGGTATTTTGTTTGTTAGATTTAACTTCAAGTGGTGGTAACTGCTCAAGTTTGTAAGAGAACCTATAGCCCTTACATTGTTGGAAAGTGCCATTAGTAACTCTACATATACTTGAAGGAGAAATTCCCAATTTAGTAGCTGTGTCTTTTAATCCCAAGGGATTTTCAAACAACAAATTTCCATCTAAGTCATAAACATATAAAGTAACAGGGTTAAAATTAAAATCGAGTTTACCCTCTTGATGTAACCTTCTTCTTGTTTCTCCTTGTTTAATTCTTGACTCTTTAGATAGAATATTTCTTTCTACTTTCTTAGTAATATTATATTCTCCTCCTAATAAATCTAAACAGTATTGTTCTCTTTCAGTTAATATAGATGTGTCACAAAACTCTAATATGAACCACTCAAAATTCTCTTCACCATACTTATTCCAAGCATTTTGTAAATGGGCATTTTCATGCTTATCATGCCTTAACAAAGCAAAGTGTTTCAATAATCTTTGGTAAAGATTCTTTGAACTTCCTATGTAAGTTTTGTTATTAATCTTATTTTCTATACAATAAATACCTGATACTTTTAAATCTCTTGTTATCTTTTCCATACTGTAATATATTTGTTAATGCAAATATAAAACAATACTTCCAATTATACAATAGATTAAATAAATTATTTAGCTTTTACCTTTTGATTTGCAGTAATAATGTTATACCTTCTTTTCTCTATTCCGGGGAGCCACACTCTTAATCTTGGGAAAGACAATGGAATACAATTTATCCTACCCTCCAATATTCTTTGCCTTCTGATAACCAGCTCCTCCAGTGCCCTATCAAATGAATCTTTCTCTTCCATATTTTAAACCAGTGTAGTTGTCCAATTATCAGTCAGGGAGCTAGTTTGTCCTTCATTCTCAATGTAGCTAGCTAGTTCTGAGACAGATACTTTAGTTCCGTCCTTTATCTCTTCTTTCCAAATGAAATATTGAAGTAATCTCATGAACTTATACTCACCATTGAATCCGGAAACATAGGCTTGAGTTGCATTGATGATTTGTTCATCAGTGTAATCATTGCCATATTTCTTGAAGAAAGTTTGTAACTTCCTCTTAATATCAGTTTTATTCCCTCTCCAATATTGGTTGTTGAAATTCTTTCCTTCCGGATAAATGGATTGAAGTTGTGGGACTAATGCCTCAATCCTCTGACTGAAATCATTAGCCCCTATAGATTTATCAGAGTCCAGAATTATCCCATTCAAGACATTACTGCCACTATTGGTCACGAAATACCCTACAGGTAAATAGGTTTCCTTGTCATAGGCTGTACTGATAAATCCTTTTTTCCTCAGTTCCTGCTCAGAAATAACAAAATCTACATTGTTTTGAATAGCTATCATAAGTAGTATTTCTCCCAGAGAAAGACCACTTCCTGCAATAACTTTATCATTTAATAAGATTGTCATAAAATTATCCTATTAATAGTCCAAGATGGCGTACCTCTTTTTCCTCAGCATATTTACACGCCTCTTTGGTATTGTTTAATGATTCTATATTCTTGGTGTAGAAGTCTATTATTTCCTCATAGACCCTTGCTGCAAAAGCAAATGCTTTCTTTTTTGCCCTTGCTTCTGCAATCCTCTCACCCAGTTCAGGATCAAAAGAATCCATATTTTTATTACACCTTGCAATACCTATTACTTTAAATCTTCCTCTTGAATCTATATAAGGGGAAAACTTCCTCTCCACCTCATGAACTATATACTCCCACATAGGATTTCTGTACAGATTCATATCACAGCGCAACCTACATACTACTACACCTTTTTCAGGATTTATTGTGTAATATACACCTTCAATTTTCACTCTGGTTTTCATATTCTTATCTTATCTAAACTTGTTTTTGTAATTAATTCCGGGTTATAATCAAAAGTCATCCTTCTGACCAGTTCCTCTTCCCTTGTGTTAATAAAATAGGGAATAATAACTACAGGATCAGGATGCCTTAATAATCTACCTAGTCTCTGTTTTACAATAATATCGCTACTATTAAGGTTGGCATATATACCAATTCTGCAATCTACAAGATTCATACCCTCATTTAGCATGTTACAGGCTGTAATATGGTCTATTTCCCCTGAATTGAATTTACTCAATATACTAAAAGATTCTTTGTTTTCACTGTTAATACAATTTTCTCCTAATACTTTAGTTTGTTCTATAGAATTGCAAAAAGTCAGGGTTCTCTCTGCTGTCAGCTTATTCAGAAGAGATAAGACAAAGGGGGTTTTTAAGTCAGATAAGCATTTAAGCCTTTGTCCTGCGAAAGATAACCACCTTGTTTTTGCCCCTTCATGTCTGGATGCCATATATGATTTTTTTAAGTATTCTATCCTGTCTTCCATCCATAGATTCCACTGAAAGTCAGTACAGTGTATATGTACCTGAACAGACTTATTCAGAATATATTTCCATCTATCCCTGTATAGGCAAGTCTTGATATTCTTGACCTTTGGTCGGACTACAGCTATGTGCCGAAGTTCTGTATTATCAAGCTCAAGAGGGATCAGAAATACTTTAGGGTCAGGTAGGACTTTATCATCAATGGCCTTCTTCATCTCTAACTTATAATCCTGTGTACCCGGAAATAGTCGCTTTATCTCCCACTTCATTACCTCTGTCACTGTAGCTGAAAGACATATAACCTGTTTAATCCTCATTGTAGAAACAAAACCCCTGCATCTTTCTGATAAGTGATGGACTTCATCAAAAATAATACAATCCCACTCCTCTTTTACATGCTTATTTAACCCTACATAAGTACTGAAGTGTATCTTATCAAGCCAGTGGCTAAAGCCCCACTTGATAAACTCCTTTTTCCAACTGTCTATGAGCACCAATCTGGGAATTACTATAAGTATTCCAGATGGATTATCCCTTAAAGCCAGATCAATTCCCAGCTTGGATTTACCGAAGGAAGTAGGAAGTTGTATCAGTAAACTCCTGGAGTTCATACTGAGTATTTCTTTGTATACTTGTTCCCTGTCCATATTTTCTTACTATATTTTTTAGCTTACTTATATAATGAGGGTCCTCCGCATACCCTATTTCTATTAAAAACTGGTAATAATCATTCGGAGGTTTATATCTATATTGTATATACTTGAGGTAGCCCAATATACTCTCACTCCAATGATCAAATCTATAGAAATCCCCTATGCGGCTATTATATAACCCAAACAGATTGTTATACTCCCTGAGTATTTTTGACCTGAAATACCCTGTTTCAAGAACTGCCTGAGCCCATACTATGTCTTTATGTTTGACATTGTAGTATTCTAATGCTTCCATCAGGTGTTTCTCAGGGTCTTCAGATAACAAGAATTCAGGTTGTTGTAATTTTACAACATCTATTTTAACCGGGGGAATCTCATACTGATCTTCAATATCTGGGCTCATTAACCAGCATATACCCCATACCAGAAGAAGTATAGTAGTAAATAAGCACAGTAATGTAGTGCTACAACCTTTACTCATTTAATATTTGTTTTAAGTTTTAGTAAATACTATTACTGTAATATGCAACATCATCAACTTTAACATTCAGCCTACTGGCAATTACTTCCACAATATCTCTTGGGGTAAAGGGCTTTTTTATAACATTCCTTTCTCCCCTTTCATAATATACAAATACCCTACTATTAGCCACTACATCCATGTGTGTGACCATAAGCTTCAGTTTACAACCAAATCGGGAAACATAATTATCAATTCTGTGTCTCTCAGTGGCTCTATTCAGAAGATCAATCTCTAAGGCTCCTACCTTAAACTCACCTTGAAACTCATTAGTGATATTTGTCTCGTGCTTTTTGGATAAATCAATACCAAGATTGTACTTTGGTGTATACCCATTACCATGCCTTGTAGTATAGGTTCTTGTGACAAGATAAACTTCTGCATCCTTAAGATATTGAGGCTTAATACCATTTAAACCTACCCTTGAAGGAGTAACATTAGGATAGAATCCACAGTCCATATCCAAGAGTAGCCCCTGTGATCCTTCAAAGATAATTACGTCATAACCTTCTGACCATGTAGAACCCTTTACCTTAGTTATTTCTTTAAGCCTCTTACAGGCATTAAAGAACTCCTCCTTGCACTGTATAACATCGGGCTTGTGAAATTCCAGAGCTTCATTAAAGATAGTCTCCGGACCACTATCAAAACCTAAAAACATGGATGTATGCTGTACTTCACTCCGGGATTGATATCTCTTGAATGTAGGATATAAACCTTTCCCACAAGTGCCGTCTTCCAACACCTTTTTATCACTTATCCCGGCAAGTACATCAACAGGAGTAATTACTCTATTTCTCCCTGATATACTAATTTCAGGTTTAATACCCTTGCTCATAAGGACATCATATTCCTTTACCAGACTAATAGGATCTATATAGGCATTATCGTAGAGCATAGTAGGAACTCCAAGCAATGTTCCACTACCAAAGGATGAACAGATATGTTCTATTCCATTATGGTTTACTGTATGACCAGCATTCGGCCCCCCTGAGAATCTCACAACTATAGGTTTCTTTCCTTCCTCAATAGCTTTCTTACAAAGCCATTGAACAGTTACACCCTTACCTTCATCACCAAAGGTATAACCAAGTACAATCTTAACTTCCATGATTTTATCTTAATTATTGTTACCTATTTATTCGTCTATTAAATACCTATAAAATTTCTCAAAAGTTTTAATAATCTGATCTGTAAGGGTTCCTTCTCTGGGAATAAAAACCTGTACATTGAAACAGTAGCTGGGTTTATTATAAAGCTTACCCCTATACCACATAAGGAACCCTGTGAATGCTATAATGTTCACGAAGGGAATTAACTCAACCACAAGAATAAGAAGAAGTAATTGCCAAGGCATACCTATATCATATTCTTCTACTGCCTCAAACCCCTCAAAACTCTTGACATGTGTGTCAACAAGTATTCTCACTATTATTATAGTAAGGATAATACCGACTATAATCCACACCATATTTACTTACTTATATCTTTAAATAATGTAGGTACTGTACCATAAACAGGCAACCTGCCATCCCATTTTTCAATCCACATCTGTTCAAGAATCTGAGGGGTTAATGCTTTAGTAATAGGGTTATACCAAACTGCCCCTGTACATAAACTTACATCTCCCACACCCTTATCATCCCCATAAAGATTCACCAGAATACCTTCACATCCTGCATCAATTCTCTCATAACCACAAGAACTTAAAAGGCTGCCTACTGCCAGTAGTAGCCCCATAATTAACAACTTACTTCTTTTCATTTCTTTTTAATTTAATCGTTTGTAAACACTTTGTTTTGAATGTTATACCAATATATAACCCTATAAGAACCCCTGCTGCTATATTCTTTATAGTATCAGGAGCACTTATCAGGTTAGTGGCTATCTCTGCTGTTATAAGTGTAGATATAAGTCATACAATAAATTTTACAATATTTTCTATTTTCATATTTTAATTTTCTGTTTTATATAGTTCTCAATATCCCTTATTTTTACTACATAATCATAGTAGTCACAATCAAGTACAGAATTCTTATAATGCAAGACTCTATAAGCCTCTCCTGCTCCTATCACAGTAACCTTTGTGAATAGCTTCAGGTGTTCAATAGAAGACTTACTCCATACACCCCTGATATAGTGTTCATTACTTAACTTAGCTTCATACTTATACCTTATAACACCCCATACAGGTAATAGCATAGGCATTCCTTTGACTACTACCCATAGTTTACCTAAATAGATAGGCCCTGTAGGGTATAGGTTTAATAAATAAAGGCATTCTTTAGGCTGAAGTAACTTAAGTATATTCTCATTAATATGAGTTTTATTATACTGAATATGCTTTTGGCTGTAGGCTTTCTTCTTTTCAGGGCACTTACGATAGTTCAAAATACCATTACTTACATAAAAACCGGGGGATACAATACTACTATTGTTGTTAATTATAGAGTTAAAAAGGTCTTTGGCAGGTTGATTATGTGAGAATCTCTTTACCTTCATCAGGAACTCTGAGAATACTTTATCTACAGGTTTCCCTACTCTGGCCATCAGAAATCCTCTTAATTCTTTTAAGGGAAACCTGCCTCTTTCACCACTATTATAATATTCAGGCATTCTCATAGGTAAATGGTTTGCGTCTGAATTGTTTATAACAGCTCTTCTGACCTTTTTATATAATTTACCCCTACGGGGCCTCCTTAGTTTAAACTCATAACTCATCTTGCCAACGTAATTTAGTTAATATAAGTACGTACCCCAGACAGAATTTCTTATTTACTAAGAATCCTAACTGTCAAGTATAGTATAGGTAAAGGACAGTCCTTTTACACTCTGGGTAATTCTTTCCAAGTGCATCTCAAGCCTTTGCTTCTTGTTTAGTCCTTTCCAATTTCCCGGTTTCACAAAATAGGGAGCTTCATCCCCTGTCATATAATTATAAGCATCTATACTGAGGTTAAGAGTTTGAGTTGCATCATATGTTTTTCTCGCCCTTATAGTAAATATCTTCTTATCTAATCTCAAGGAAAACTTATAAAACCCTGTACCTGCCTTCTTTTTCTCAAGAGCTTCAGCATCCTCTTGGCTTAGCATTGTATCACCTTGTAATACAATATTAAGTCTTACTTTAGTGTCATTATTCATTATCATCTCCTCCATTTCCAAACTTTTCTTCCAGTAACTTCCCAAGCAAATCTAATTGTTGTTCACATGAGAATTTTTGCAGACCTCTTGGCACAAGCCCCCATAAATAAGTGACTACCATAGTTCTCACTTGAACATCCCCTAATTTATTCAATTCAGTAAGACAATTATCCAATACCTCCTCTGCATTATTATCTCCTAACTCTTCCCCTAATTCCTTTAAAGCTTCCCTGAGTAGCTTCATAATCTCTATAGGGAGAGGTAAGTCCCGTTCCAATATACTATGCAATTGCCTCACCTTGATACTAACTTCTTCTTGATTTTTCATTGTTTTTTTTTTTTAGTTAATAATACTATATTATTTGTGAACGATAATATACAAAAAGAAAGGGAGAATCCTATTCAGTTTATCAGGCTGAACAATCCCCTCCCTGTTAAAATAAGGGTTATGTGGCCTTATATTTATTCCCTTATCTCCTCCATCCTTAGTAAACAAAGGATTTCATGCTGCCAATTTTAGTTATGTAAAAACTAGCAAAAACCAGACTATTCTTATCTTTAACCAGCTAAATAGTCATAACTGGGATTCTGTGAACAGGGAAATCCTGCCAATTCAGTATATTCATTCAGTATTTTTATCCCTGTTTTATGTCTCTCTTCTAAGGTCACTTTTTAATATTTAAAGGTTTAATATACTATATAAGTGGGCACAGTAGGAATCGAACCTAAATAACTTGATTGCAAGTCAAGTCTCCTGCCTTTGGAATCTGGCCCATTAGGGGTTTCCTTTACAGATAGCCATTAATAAAGTACTTCCCCCTTCTTCGACCTTACAAACACTCTGGATTGTAAAGTCTGAGTTTCTGTTATTTCCGGGAATTAGAAACCTTAAGAATACCCTCCTATGTTCTTTTGTATAGGAAACTGCACATGGATTATTTTTACTTCCAAGCCATGATTAGAAGGGCTAGTGGGCTCCTCCAGACTCGAACTGGAATATCCCTGATTTATGAGACCAGTGCTGTTACCAATTTAGCTAGAAGCCCTTATAGAGATAAATTTTAATATGCTTACCTTAACTATATGAGTTATATACCTAAAAAAGGTATCATAAGATAACAAGAATATAGTACCATACAACTCAAATAATATAACTTATTCTCTTATAATACCTTTACAAAGGATGTTATAAAATCTTAGTGAAAGTTATTCTCTAAAGTAAATAACTTCCTTAAATCCCTATTCTACCGTGATTTGAATTAGAATAATGCAGATATGCTTTTGTATCAAACACATCCCCCTCCTTTATGAATTGACTAAGATTATCCCATGCCTCTTCCCCCACAGTAAATTCTGTTTCATCAAATGTGTCACCTCTGTACTTATACAAATCTATTGTGTCCTGTGTCAGCGGCAATTCCATACCCCATGTAGGTATGGGATAAAACATAAGGGCGTGATTCAAAAGGTACATTACCTTGTTTTCTTCATCTACAGCTACCCAAATACTCTCAGGGTCAGTGCCCTTCATAGTGATTTTAACTTTACCTAAAGGTAAGTAGCTAATAGATTCCTTCCTTTTTATCTGAGACTTATGTAGTTTCATCTCTTAACTGTTTTAGTTCCTCTACAGATTTAGTACTAAAGACTGACCATACTTCGAAGTGCCATTCCTTCTTTGGTGGGTATATATGAAACAATAAAGTGTCAAATACACTTTCCCAAGAAAGAATATTCTCAGGGGCTGCATAAAAGGCAGTCTCTCTGTTATGTAAGAGAGCCTTTCTTAAATTAGATTCCTCGTAAGGTACATAAGTTAGTATCTTCTCAATAGTCTGAACACAATTCCTTTTATTCATATAAATCAGGGTGTTTATAAATTAAAAATCTGCAAGCACACACTACTATTAAGTGCTGTATACCAGAAGCCAAAGATACTCCTATTACTATGAAGTTCCAGTCAGGGAGGCACTGTCTGTTTACCAGCCACAATATACATAGTATAAAAGTAATCCAAGTAGTACTGCAATAGATACAGTATCCTAATGGGTAAGCAATAAACCCCAAGAGTTTATTCCATATATTAGGGTCATGACATCCATCCATATCACAATATATATCAGATTTCCTTACCCACCTGCTTAGTATTACATACCACCAGTGGAGTATCTGATCCTTTACCTTAAGGCAATTCCTGTAAAAAATACCTAATAATCCTCCTACCAACCCTACAAGGGCAAACTCTAATACAAATTGAATCATGCTTTTTTTTTAGTTCAACAATATCTTATTTCTCCTCAAGTTTTGCTCTGACAAAAATGGATTCAATATCCTCCCACTCTATGATACGGTTACTATCTGTAGGTTTGCCCCCATTAAGGGTGCAAATAGTTATATATGGCATCCCATAAGGGCATACATTTTTAGGAACCTTACATCTGAATGCTATAGCTTTGTCTGACTTACCAATACCATTAATTTCCAGAAGCTGCATTGAAGCATACTCCGATTCTAAGACTTTATCAAGGATTTCCTCTATAAAAGGAGTGGTTGCTCTTAATTCACAATAATCCAAATACCAGTTCTCAGGAAGTACTCCTTTTATAATACCATTCTCAAATTCATAGTTATGTAACCCTAGCCAATCTTTCAATAAGGTTTTACTCTCTTCTGTGAGAGACATGTGGTAACACTTAGTACTTTTCATAGTCTTTATTTTTATAATACCGGTTCTGCTATATAAGCTTTAATGCCTTTTCTATTCCAAGCATAAGAGCCTCATTATAAGTGGAACAATGCTGGGTTCCCGGTATTAACAGTTTACCTCGCCCATCCTCAAGTATGTAGATTCTACTATAGAAATAACCATCAAAATCTACCTCTACTACCACTATCAGTCTTTTAGCTTCCCTTAACCATGTTTGTAAGGTATTTATACAGAGGTTACCCAGAAGTTCTTCACCAAAGCCCTTCTCAACAAGTAGCTTTACTAGTTCTAAGGGGGATATTAATTTATTTTTCATATATTTAATTTTTTAAAAGAATATATAATTAAATACTTTCAGGTACAAAGATTGAGTGACACTCAAAAGCTAATACCGGGTCTTCATTTGTTCCTACGTTTGTATACCTGATACCTCCGGATATTAATTCTTCTTCCACTAAAACACTGTGGGTAGGAACGAGAGTTACATTTATATTATTGCCGAACGTGGTTACTCTGAAACTTACCACTCCATGTACAATAATATGAGAATCAATAATAATTTTCATAATTTACACTTTAAAATGAAACTTGTATTCTCCCCCAGAGTTGAACTGGGGTCTATTTCTTAGGAGGAAGTTGTTCTATCCACTGAACTATGAGAATATGCATTACCAAAGAGATTTAGAACAGGTAGTTAATATCCTCTTCCAATAAATTATAGGCCTTTTCTGCATCTTCCAGACTTTTAAAGACTATACACCCACTACTCACAGCAAATGTAGCCATTAAGATACCTATGCCACCTCCAAGTTCCTTCATGAATACTCTTTTCATGCTGGGAGTTACTTTTGCAAGATAAAAACCTGTCTTTCCTACTTCCATTCTCCAACTACCATTAAAGTATTTTGCAAGGGTAGCTAGGTTAGCCATTACTTGAAATTTTCTCAAATCTTCATGGGGAAAACTTAGGGTAGTACATACAGTAGGTGTCCATCTAAGTACCTCTCTAGCCCCTACTAACTCTTCTTTCGAATAAGCTTTCAATGCTAGTTCCTCAAATAAAGGGTTACGACCTTTAAACCATTTCTGTGCTTCTTTAAAAGTTACTGGTAAAGTTCTTGTTTTCATGATTGTGTTTTCTTTGTTTAATTAATGTTAAGCCTGAGCATGAATAGAATGAGATGCCCTATACTCCTGCTCTAAGGACAATATATGCCAGATATTACATACTCCGTATGTCCTCTTTATAAACTGTAAACAGTTACAAAGGTGGGAATCTGTTAATTTTGAGATAGGAATACTCATTCCATCTCTTGTTATCCATTTCCATTTATCTCTCTCACTTTCCCAAAGAGATTTATTGTTGATAATCTTCCTTATCTCAGAATCCCGTTCTTCTGCAATATATTCCTGTTCTTCTAACAGGTCTGCTATATCTCCCATAACATAGTTTTTTAAGTGTTAAAACAGATTCTTTAAGTCCTCCCCTAATAATGCAGCAGCTTTTAAAGCATCCTCAATATTTTTGAAGTATATAATACCAGCATACATTGATGTAGAATGGGAGAATACTTCAATATCATCAATAGGCTCAATCAGAGAAACTCCGGATAGTTTATTAAGAGGCACTTTACCAAAGAAATAGCCAATCTTTCCTACTTCCATTACCCAATCCCTATTGAAGAACTTAGCCAGAATAGCCAGTCTGTTGTAAGTAGCCATCTTTAGCTCCTGACCACAGGGAACTATAAGCTGAAGTTCCCTTCTGTCTACTGTAGCTTCTATAAATTCATCATTAATCAGTTCTGCTATGTTATATACACTTAATGCCAGTTCCTGAAGAATAGAATCCCCTGTGTTGTACCATTTCTTTGCCTGTTCAAGAGTTACAGAGATATTTCTCGGTTTTGAATTTTTCATAATTTCCTTATTTATTTCTTTAATATATGCATGTTTAAAAAGTGGTAACCCATTCACCCTATCAGGGCTAACGGTTTTAACAGGAATACCATAATTGTTTTCATCATAAATGCTTTTTAGAATAAATCCCTTATATTTCTTCCCATTAGTATAGCTGCCCTTTCAGCACTTTCAAGAGTGTTGAAATAGATTGTACCACTTGCAACAAAATCTTTGGTGCTGCTTATTATAATGTAATCCTCAGAATCTACAGGATTCTCAGCCTCTTCGAAGATATCCTCATTTACTTTAGCAAAGTAGTACCTTCTGGTATGAGAGGATTCAGCACCTTTATTCAGGTATTGTGCTATGATAGCCAGTTTAGCATTGGCAGCAATTTTAGTTGCCTTAGACTGGGGTACTTCAAGTGATATAAGTTGCTTATCAATATAAAGGCGCATATCATCATAACCCAGTACTTCTTCTTCTTTAAATACCCTTAATACTATCTCCTGTAAGGCCAGATTGCCACTAGAATATAATCTGGTAGCTTCCTCCAAGCTTAGTGAAATATTTCTGCTCTTAATCATTTTATTTAATATTAACAGTTATACTTATTTAACTTCTTTATCCTCCGGACATTTGAAATACCTGCTTAAAGTCAGTATTTCAATGTCTTCTCCGGATATAAACTTACGGCATAGAATTACAAGGAATCCTATAATGATCATTCCATGAAGGAACCAGCCCTTATCATAAATACTATCAATGCCCATCATATATAATAGGACAGAAAGGATGGTTACATATAGTAACACACCCTTTATAATTAACTTAGTCTTCATCTTTATTAGGATAAAAGAGGTATAGAACAATACAGATAACAGTAGCCATTCCAGTTACTGAATTTACATTCCCTGTTACTGTTGCTAACATACCCATTATGGCAATAAAACCAAAGGTATTTCTCATTGTTTCTTTCTTTTATATTTACTGAACTCCTTTCTTGCAATATCACCTTTCTGGTAAGTTTTGACTGTGATACTTCCTTGGTTGTCAATTACTATTGACCATTCAAAAGCATGTGTGCCGAATAAAGATATTTTCCTCCCAAAAATATCTGTAATTGTAGCCCTTAACCGTGAGCTACAATTTTCTCTTTTATACTTTCTTGCCATGATTATTTAAGAAAATAATTTCAGGAGTCTTCTCCATATTGGTATTGAATGGGGAGTTGGGTCTTGCAGAGTTTTTCTTTCTCCATCCCTTGTTACTTTCCTGTTTATATTATAGGATTTTTTACCTACTGTAATAAATTTGGCATTTGCTTTGTTATTGAAATTAGGTTTAGTTAATTTCATATAGTATTGCCATTGTACAGAGGCATGTGTTCTACCTATTTTTTCTCCGGCTTGTATTAAAGCTTTTTTTATATTATCCGGGGAGTTTGCTACACAATTAAGTATGATAGTGTTTTCTTCCGGAGTGTAAGGTTTTCTAAAAGTGCTCATTTTTATTTGTATTTGTTGTGAATATTGTCAAGGATAAATAAGGAACATATACAGGATTGGAGTCTGTAACCTCTCTTTTCAGAGTGTTCTACCTATTGAACTAATATGGATTCTGTTTACTACTTAATAAGTTGCTCCATACTTCTTATATTATACTTATTATAACTTAGAGACTTCTATTCCCTTCCCTCTTTTTACTCGTATTAATTTTAACATAAGTACTTACAACACATTTGTACTTTACCTTCTCTTGTATGTTTCAATACATGTTCTACTCCTTACTCAAAGGACTGGTAGTTATGGGAGTGTTCCTTGTAGAAAATTATAATCTTTCAATAAGATGTCTGTGCATCTGAGTTATTAAGTTCTAATATAATGTAGAATTTTATATAAATTCTAACTGAATGTATGGATTTAGTAAGAATCTTTTCCTTATTTAGTGTTAAATTAATTGAATTAAGTATTCTTGTTTTAGTTACTTGCAGTAAATAGAGTTATCCTATTACCCCTCTCTACTTTCTATACTCTAACACTCACTCTTCTTATATTCTAGTGTAGGGTCAAAGGTATGAAGAAACACTGCTCAAACTACACAACACATTACTGACTATCTATAATAAACTACATTAAGTATATATAATAAACTGTAAGTAGAATCATAGATAAAACTTTAATTAGTGTATAGTTTAACTACCTTTCTTACCTACCTTATTTACTTTGTTTGTACCTATATATATAGGTACATATTTAAGGTAGATATAGTGCTTAAGGTACTATTTACTGAAAGAAGTAAAAAAAAGGAAGTAAAAAAAAGGGGGTATAAACCCTCTTTTTTTAAAATGTAGCCAATGTGGGAGCTCCACCTGTAGCCTCTTCATGCAATAACCAGAATTGCTCCCCACTTTCCTCAGATACCACCAAAGACATCATAGGATGCTGAGGAATACCCTTAGATGCCACAGCACCTGTTTTACCTCCAAGTGCACAGAAAAGCTTATTAGTGTGAGGGTTTCTCTTTACTTGGATTTTGTCCACTTTTACCTTTTCTTTGAACTGTTCAATAGTCAGAGTTTCTACAAAGGTTAGATTTCTAGTTGCCATAATGTTAATTTTAAAATGGTTAATACTCTAAATACCACGGGGGATACTCCCCATAGGCTGAGTGATGGGGGAGGTGTGGTTGGTGTATACCTCGCTCTTGGAAATAAAAAAAATATCTCACTCTTGAGAATAAAAAATAAACCACCCCTCTTGACTATGAAAAAAAAATTAAATTTTGGAATCCTACTCATACCTACACCACTCATGCCTAAAAAAAAAAAAATAATTTTTAATTTTTATTATAACTCTGAGAAAAAAAAATATTAAAAAAAATTAAAATTATAGGATAAGGTATAACAACCTCATATAGAATAAATTATAAATACTTGAAATTTCTGGAAAGGCAATATATTATATAAAAGGGTTATACCTCCTATAAGTATTTTATTTATAGATTTGGATATGTCATTTATTTTACATATATTTGCATCCAGTAATAGGAAACTACCTATTAGTAGATACATTGGTCTAGCCAACATGGGAAAGTAAAGGATACCATTAGCAGGGCACAGGTAATAGACCCTAGGGATAACAAGAGTGAGAACTAATAATATATAAACGGGTGTATCTGCTGGTCTATAGGAGTAGAATCTGGTTAATCCAGTCTGATGTGGTGCAAAAAGTCCGCAGGGTCTCTTATTACAGGAAACTAAAGTATTTATTCTATTTAGCTTTAGTTAGTTAAAACTTAAATGGGAGGGAGGGATAACTGTGTCCAAGAGTAAAAGGCAGATTAAAATAAGGAAGGAATTAGATAGAGTAAATAATAAGTCACTTAAAGCTGTTGCAAGACAGTTTAAGAACACCCTTGAAAAGAAAGCTACTATGGCTGAAAAGAAGGTCTGGTAGGGTTTAATGGCATCACCTCTTAAAGGTGTATTTGAGTTTCAGTATATTATATACATAAAGCAGGGAAAGGTTATAAAGAACTTTTATATAGCTGACTTTTGCATTCCTTTAAAGAAAATTGTACTTGAAATAGATGGTGGTTATCACTTTACTCCGGAACAGAGGATTAAGGATAAAAAGAGAACTTCTGATTTAAAGAAGGCAGGATATAAGGTAATAAGGCACTCAAATGAGTATATTTTTAAAGTAGGAATGGAAGTAGTGATCAGGGAGTTAATCAGAGAATGTAACTTAAGATAAATAATATGAAAACAGTTAAGAAGAAAGAGACTATTAATCTTATCAATTGTGATGGTGCTGTATGTGTGTCTGTAAATCAGAATGATAATAGGTACTATGCACAAGGGGTTAGTTCAAGAGTTTTGGATGTTAAAAGATATAAATATGAAATGGTTAAGTAATTTATTATTTTGGTTATGGTAGTTCCCCCAGAATATTCTGGCATTTATTATATCAGGTGTACTGGGGCCTTTATGTTAGTACAGAGGGAAATACATGGGGAAAAATAAGATATATAGTGGGTATATAGCGTCCTCATTTTCACTTGGGGATTATATATTTGTTGATCAGGAGATGATCCCTGATGCTGTATTACAGCATGAGTTTGGGCATTGTTGTTAGTCCCGTATATTAGGATGGTTATATATACCTGTAATAGTTATCCCCTCCTTGGTACATAATTTTATATATAATATAGCATACTAGTTTGGTAAAGAATGGGATTATTATCACTTCTATACTGAAAAATGGGCTAATGATTTAGCTAAGAAATACCTTGATTTATAATATGGATAGCCCCTTATTCCGGGGCTATTTATTTTATAGCCCTACAGGGCCTTACTGATATTTGTTGAAAAATATTCAGTAAAATGTTTGCTTATGTCAGATTTTTGATTTATCTTTGTGCCTGAAAAGATAAGATACTATCCTATAGTATAAAGGTTATTATATATGACTAAAGTTATTGGAAAACTCAATAAGCTTTATACTAAGAAGTGATCATATAGATGTAGTTCAGTTGGTAGAATATATGCTTTGGGGGCATAGGGTCGCAGGTTCAAATCCTGTCATCTATACAAAACAGGCCCTGTAGGGTAAGTGAGTATTAATATATTTATGTCATAAACATAGATTTAGATATTACATAGGCTTGAGTTTCGTTTCGTTTTTTGATTTTGATGTTTTCATGGTTGTTAATTGGAGTTTAGGAGAGCACTCCTTAAAAAGCTCTCCTCTGGGGAGGATGGTTTAATTTACAGAAGGATTAATGATCTCTGTAAATATCAGGTTCAATTCCTGTACTCCCACAATTAAAAGTAGAAGTTATGAAGGAAGTTAAAGGTACAATGTTAACTGAGGATAGGACTCAGATTAAGAGTGTCTGTTTTAGGTTCCCTGAATTGATGAAGGAGAACGCAGAAGAGAAAATTAAGAGGGACTACTATGATCTGTTAGGACTACAGGGTAGGCTCTATGAAGCCAGAGAAGCAGTAAGGAAACTTGAGGATGAACTTACAATTAAACAAAAGGAGTTTAAGGAGAAAACATCTCTATGTACTATAGAGTTTGAAACTCATGAGAGTGAGTATGTAAACTATGAATCTAATGCATTACTTAAGAATATGGGTAATGATACATTAGGGCATTATAATACGTAACTTAGTATTGCTTATACTCTTTTTTTTTCTTTTTTAATAAAAAAAAGTAGAATTCCTTTGTATATGTCAGGAATTTAATTTATATTTGCAGTAATAAATTATAAGGTATGATGATATGTCAAGGAAAGAATTAATAGAGGCACTTAAAGGGAGTATTATAAGTATGGATTCTAAAGGAAATGTTACTGTGGAATTTATAAGGGAATATCCGGAGTTTATGGATAAATGGGATGAATTAAGTACTCCTGAACAGTTTGACATACTAGCAGGGGTGTTTATTAGTAAGATTCGTACTTTACACTTTAAATAAGTGTAATATTAACAGAGGTATGGTGTAATGGTAGCACAAGGGATTCTAGCCCCCTTGGTTTGGGTTCGAGTCCTAATACCTCCACAAAACTTAAAATTAAGCAATGAAGACTTATTTAGTGCATATTATTTTAATACATGAGGGAAAGGGTACACATGATCATACCTCACTCTTCTACAGGACCAATATTATGAAAGTTCAGGATATAGAATTTCTGGAGGATGAGTACAGTAATGCAGATCATAAGGCTCATGTAGTAAGTTTTACAGAAATTAATGAATAATAGTAATAATAATATATGGAACTGGAATTATTTGAGAATAATTTAATGGGGGAATTTTTAGATAAGCCTAAAGTAGAAGATTAGTCAGAAGAGGAGGTAGAGCTATTCAGGTTCTTTTCTAATTATGTAAATATCCTTGAGGGTATAAAGACTTAGATTAAGAATGTACATTGGGCTTCTTTAAAATTACCAAACAGGGGTAAAAGAGGAGCACACTTGTATTTAGATGATTTTCTTGAAGTAATAGCAGACTTTCAGGATTTAGTAGCAGAATCAGCTATGGGGATTACAGGGGTTTCTTTTGAGTTTAATACAGTACATGGTATTCCTTTTAGTGCTACATCTACTCAGGAATTAATGAAATATATCCAGTAGAAAACTAAGGAATTCTATGAGGGAATTCCTGATACAACTGTATGTGCAGGGATTAAATCAGAAGTAGAAACGTTTATACTGAATATTAACCAGTATAAGTTCAGGTTTATGCTTACAGATTAACTATAGAAGGCCTCCTTAATATAAAGGTCAGTATCTCCCCCTTGTAAAGGGGGTGTGTAAGTTCGAATCTTGCAGGAGGCTCAGGTTTAAATTAAAAATTAAAAGATATGCAGGAAAGAGAGGAGAAGTATATTAACTGTATAGTAGCTCCTACTATCAGGAATATAATTAAACAGGCATAGGAAGCTGAAATAAAAAGGGAAAATATAGTGAGTATATTTCCCTTTGAGGGACAGATTTATTTAATTTACTATAAGTAAAAAGTTACTATGGAAGAGAAAGAAGTTAGTATGGATACTCAATAGCCAACTCTGAATCTTGCTATTTATAGTGCAGTCCCCAGATTCAAAAGTATCAGAAGGAGTATTAAGAGAGGGCATGTAACCCCTTGGGGAGAAGAGTACCCTAAGAGACCTTTTAATAATAAAAGGAGAACTCCGGGAAGAAATATGTAGTTAATCAAATAGAAAATATATCAAGATGTTACCAATAGAAAATAATCCGGATAACTCTTAGACTAAAAAAGAGGAGTATAATTCTATTCCACTTTTATATTGTAAGCATTGCTTATCCTTATTGATAAGGGGTTCAGATGGTATAGATTACTGTGATAAATGCGGGGGAACTGATATAGGGGAGGCACATGTAGAGGAATGGCAGGATATGTGTAAAAATAATAGTAATACAGAGATTATTTAATAATAGATAAAATGGAAGAGAAGAATAAAATGAAGGTTCTGAAACCTGAAGAAGATGCTAGTCAGGAAGTACGTAAATTAAGCTATGAGCAGCTTGAAAATGCTGCCCATCAACTATCAGAACAAGGTAGGCAGCTTTATTTGAGAAACCAGCAGCTTGAGCAGGCTTTACAGCAAAGTGATATGACTAATTTTTATAAAAGGCTTGACTATTTGTGGCAGGTGCTGAATTCAACCACACCCTACCTTGATGAAGACTTTAAGCATAAGTGTGGAGAAGAGTTTATGGCTTTAATGAGTAAGCCTGAACAGAAAGATGATAGCACAGAAGAAGAACCTATAACAGAGAGTAAGTAAGATGTCAAGGCAAGTGGATTCAATTATCAGGATTCCTTGCAAGGTAGATAGTAGTTTCTTTAAATACTGGTTCTTGTTTTTAAGACCTTTTCATAATCTTACAGACCGGGAAATGGATGTTATTGCATCCTTTGTAAAACAAAGGTATGAGCTTAGTAAGGTTATTAAGGATAAGGAAATACTGGATAAGGTTACCATGAGTGAGGATACTAAGAAGAAAGTAAGGGAAGAGTGTGAAATTTCTCTCCCTCACTTTCAGGTTATCATGGGGAAATTAAGGAAGAATAAAGTTCTTGTTGAAGGTAAGATCAATCCTAAGTATATTCCACTGGTTGACGAGTAGAATAACTCATTTAAGATGATGCTTTTATTTGATTTTTCATGATACATCCGGAAATAATTAAACAAGTATCTACCGAACTTGGAATACCTCCTCATGTGGTAAGGGAAGCATACCAGTCCTTCTGGACTTTTATCAGGGATAATATCAGAGAGCTCCCCCTAAAGGAAGACTTAAGTAAAGAGGAATTCCAGAAGTTAAGAACTAATTTTAATGTCCCAAGTATCGGAAAGATGTCCTGTACTTATGACAGAATGACAGGAGTTAAAAAAAGATTTGAGCTTATAAAAAAGATAAGAAATGATTACAACAATCAAGAAAGTGACTCCCATGTTTAATGGGCTGGTAACTACACTAAATAAATACCCGTTAGACCTTAAAACAAAGGGGGGCATAATAGACACTACCAAGGCAGGTGCTGTAAAGGAATATTAGACAGTAGTAGCTGTTGGCCCTATGGTAAGGGGGATTAATGTTGGAGATATAGTCTATATTAACCCTAAAAGATATGCAGTAATGAAGCATAAAGAAGGGTCTTTACAGGATGGGGTTATAAAGGATAACCCTGTGGTAGGGTATAATTTTGATATCATTGAAATTGATGGTACAGAACACTTATACCTACAGGACGGGGATATAAAATTTGTTGCTGAAATAGAGGAAAAAGAATCTGATCCTGCTATTATTACAGAGCCACAACTTATAGTATAAATATAAGCCTGCTTGATGATTTCAGGCAGGCTTTTTAATTATGAGACAATGAGATTATTCAGGTACGAAGGATATAACTTAACTATTTCAGAAGAGGCTTTAGCTTTGAAAGCTTTCAGGCAGATATGGAACAGGGATAGGAGTAAATCAAAGGAAAGGGCAATAATGGAGCTTGGGTATTGTTATTTTATGGAAGACCCAAGAAGTGACTATCAATATATAGTTGATAGGAAGGAGAGAGCAGAAGCTGTTAAGGAAGGGGAAGGATTAAGATAGGACTGGGAACCTGATAAGGTTGTTCAGGAAGCTATGGAACTATATGCAAGCTTTAAATCAACCTCTGCACTGCTTCTTGAAGATACAAGGATTGCTGTGGATAAACTAAGGCAACTATTAAAGGATATAGACCTTACCTAGCTTGATGATAAAGGCAAGCCTATCTACACTTTAAATACAATAACAGCTACTATTAAACAGATACCGGCTTTGGTGAAAGATTTAGATGAAGCTGAAAGGACATTGGCTAAAGAGATAGCCCAGAATGATAAAGTGAGGGGGGCTCAGGAGAAAGCAGTTTATGAAGACTTATAATCTTTGATACATTAGGTAGTTATGAATAATATAGTAGAAGGATTAAATTAGTACTATGAGTCTTTCCCAAATAGGAAAGAAGGATATTTTGTGTTACAAAAGGATAGTCAGAGTACTATAATCAAAGCCTATAAGACCTATAGAGTAAGAGTATGGTTTGTAAGTAATAGTGAAAGAGCTTCCATAGTTGAGATTGGTATTTCTGATAGAGTAATTACCCCTACAGAGGAGAATAAAGTGTTGGCTCTTCTTGCTGTTTCCCTCTCTAAATCTCTTTTAGAGTATGTCGGCTCTAAAGAATTTAAAGATTTATGTAATGGTTAATATGAATAAATACCAAACTGAACTTACAGAGGAACTAATGAGTACTCTTCCCCATGAAGTTCAGGATTAGTTAATGGAGATACTTACTACAGTTGAATTTGTGAAAAGACTTGTATCTCCTGACAGGCCTTATGCAAGGGATTTACCCAGAGATGAGACTGGTAAAATTATAGTAGATATTACAAATCCCCATATTATAGAGGATGCCGATTATTTCAGGTAGCCGGCTATTCATTTTCTTGAGTATGGTTGTTACACCTTTTTGAAACCTAACAGTAACCCTAATTCAGAGTTCAGGAAACATTGGGATGAAGAAATAAGAAGATGCTATGAGGGTTATGTAAGGGAGTCAGATGGGGAGTGGATCACAGGATATAATTACTGGTTCCTTAACTATCACCCCATGATGATTAATAAGTTACAGGAAGGGAAAAAGAAGGCTATAAGGGTAGAGTCCTTACCCTTCTTCTTTGAAGGGATATACTGGAGATTTCATTATTTGCAACAGGCAAGGGATGGGGGGCATCATGCCATTGAGTTGGCAAAGAGGGGTGCAGGTAAGTCCCATACATTAGGTTGTATAATGTCCCATAATCTGATATTGGGAGAATCCTTTGAGTCAAATAAGAGGGTAATTACTGTTCTTGCTGCATACCAGAAAGAGTACCTGAGTGATAGTAAGGATGGTACTTTATCTAAGTTTAAGCCTGCTATTAACTTTGTTTTTAGTCATACTCCGTTTCCTAGATTAATGTTAAAGAATTCCCCTAATGAAATGGCTTGGCAAATGGGTTATAAGGATGAATATGGAATTGAGAAAGGTTCACTTAATCAGGTATTGGCAGTTTCAGCAAAGGATGATAGTGAAAAATTAAGGGGAAAGAGGGGGTGGATTTTACTTGAAGAGATGGGGAATTTTAAAGGATTATTATCCCTGTATGATATTACCAGAAAGTCTGTGGAAGATGGAGATTATACATTCGCATTAATGTATCTTCTCGGAACTGCCGCAGAGGATGAAGCTGATTTTAGTTCAGCTAAAACCCTGTTGTATAACCCGGAAGCTTATAATTTACTGGCTATAGATAATGTGTTTGACAAGCCTAAGCAAGGTAAGTCTAAATTTGGGTTTTTCTTTCCTGCCTATATTAACAGGGCAGGATGTTATAATAAGGATGGAGTATCAGATGTAGTAAAGGCCCTTATAGAGATATTGACTACTAGATATAAAGCTAAATATAGTGCTGATCCTAAATCTGTACTAAGAATTATTGCGGAAGACCCTATTACCCCTGCTGAAGCTATTATCAAGGTGAAGGCAGCTTACTTTCCTATTACTGCCCTTACTGAAAGATTAAGTCAGTTGGATCAGGATGTACATGCTTTTGATGATGTATATATAGGTAAATTGGTGCAGGGCAGTAATGGAGTTGATTTTGTACCTACTGATGATGTGCCTATTAGAAAGTTTGGTGTAGAGAATGATACCCCCGGTGCTATAGAAATATTTGAGATGCCTGAAAGGGACAAGCTAGGTAAAGTACCCTTTGGCAGGTATATCATGGGGCATGACCCTGTAGATAATGATCAGGCTGATTCTTCTTCCCTTTCTTCTACCTTTGTCCTTGACTTATGGACTGATAAGATTGTAGCTGAATATACAGGGAGGCAGTCATTTGCAGATGATAATTTCGAGATAGTAAGATTACTTTGTTTATTCTATAATGCGTAGTGCTTGTATGAGTCCAATAAAAAGGGCATATTTTCATACTTCAGTAAAATGAATTGTACACATTTACTGGCTGATACCCCCTAGTATCTAAGAGATAAGCAATTAATAAAATATAGTAATTTCGGTTCTAACTCTAAAGGGGTTAATGCTTCTGCTCCTATTAATATGTATGCTAATAACCTGATAAGAGACTGGTTATTAAAGCCTGTACCTGTGATTCAGAATATAGATGGGGAAGATACTGAAGTGAGTGTGCATAACCTTAGCTTTTTAAGAAACAGGGCATTAATAGAAGAGTTAATTGCCTTCAATCCTGAGATAAATGTGGATAGGGTAAGGGCACTTGGTATGCTTATGTTGTACAGGGAGGAAAAGTACGTAATTTATAAAGGTAACTTCCAGCAAAATAAGAACTCTGTAAGTAATCTGAGTAATGACCCATTCTTTACCAAGAATTATGATGCAAGGCTGAAACCATCAGGATTCAGTAAATTTAATAAAAGGCTTTTATTATAACTAATGATTCCCTTTTTTAATTGTATCCCTGTACATTTTTACTTATTTTTGTGTAGAATTAAATGTAAAAGTTATGTCGGATTTTTTAAATTTCCCAAAACAAATGTTACCTCTCTCCTAGAAGACTAAGGAGTGGAGAAAAAGCTGCCTGCTTTGGGCTAATCAAAAGACATTCTTTAATTATAGCGTAGTAAGAAAATCTGTAATTCACAAGAAGATTAACTATGATTTGCTGAATGGCAGATTACATATGTCAGATATGCAGTTAGTTCTGAACCCTGAACATATAGATGCCCCTTATATTCCTGATAGGATATAGCATTACCCTATTATGAACAGTAAGTTGAATGTTCTCAGGGGGGAGGAAGCTAAAAGAGTGTTTGATTTTAAGGTGATTGTAACCAACCCTAATGCTATCTCAGAGATAGAAGAAAATAAAAAGAAGGAACTCTTACAAAGGTTACAGGAGATTATTACAGATTCTTCTTTATCAGAAGAGGAATATAATGCCAAGATAGAGAAGTTAAGTGATTACTTTACCTATGAATGGCAGGATATCAGGGAGGTAAGAGGGAATGAGTTACTCAACCACTACATAAAAGAGTATGATATGCCTATTATGTTCAATAATGGGTTTATGGATGCTATGACTGTAGGGGAAGAAATATACCAGTGTGATATTGTAGGAGGAGAACCAGTCATTGAGAGGGTGAACCCATTAAAGATCAGGATATTTAAATCAGGATATAGTAATAGGGTAGAGGATGCTGATATGATAATTCTGGAGGATTATTGGAGCCCCGGTAGGGTAATAGATACTTACTATGATGTATTATCTCCCAAGGATATTAAGTATATTGAAACTATTCCTGATTATATAGGCTAGGGGTCTACTGACCAGATGGATAATATTGACGAGAGGTATGGGTTTGTTAATCAGAATATGATTGGAGATGAGGTTACTATAGAGAATGGAACTTACTTTTTTGACCCTGCTAATCTATTTACAGAAGGAATTGCAAATTCCCTTCTTCCTTATGACTTAGCAGGGAATCTAAGGGTACTTAAATTATACTGGAAATCCAAGAGGAAAATATTAAAAGTTAAGTCTTATAATCCCCAGACAGGAGAAGAAGAGTATAACTTTTACCCTGAAAACTACGTAGTAGATAAGGAAGATGGAGAGGAGGCAGTTTCATTCTGGATAAATGAAGCTTGGGAGGGCACTATGATAGGTAATGAGATATTTGTGAATATGAGGCCTAGACTAATTTAGTACAACAGACTTAGTAATCCCTCCAGATGCCATTTTGGAATAATAGGTTCTATCTATAATCTGAATGATTCAAGACCCTTCTCTCTTGTAGATATGATGAAGCCATACAGTTATATGTATGATATCCTGCATGATAGGCTAAATAAGGCAATTGCTGCCAATTGGGGATCAATACTTGAACTGGATTTAAGTAAGATACCTGCCGGATGGGACATATCAAAGTGGATGTATTATGCCAGAGTCAGCCATATTGCTGTAGTAGATAGTTTTAATGAAGGTACAGTAGGGGCTTCTACAGGGAAACTTTCCGGGTCTATGAATAATGCATCCAAAGGAATGATAGATACTAATATAGGGAACTATATTCAGTAGCAGGTCAATCTTATGGAGTTCATTAAGATGGAAATGTCAGAGGTTGCAGGAATTTCTAAGCAAAGGGAAGGCCAGATTTCCCAGAGAGAAACTGTTGGAGGGGTTGAAAGAGCAACTTTATAGTCTTCCCATATTACTGAGTGGCTGTTCATGATACATGATGATGTCAAAAAGAGAGCACTTGAATGCTTCCTTGAAACTGCGAAAGTAGCTTTAAGGGGGTCATCCAAGAAATTTCAGTATATATTGTCTGATACTTCCACGAGGGTTATTGATATTGACGGGGATGAATTCGCAGAGTCTGACTATGGATTAGTAGTAGATAACTCACAAGGTACACAGGAACTACAGCAGATACTGGGTACACTGGCTTAGGCTGCATTACAGACTCAGACTTTATCATTCTCTACAATTATGAAATTGTATACATCTTCTTCCCTTGCACAGAAACAAAGGTTGATTGAGAAAGATGAAAGGGCTATTCAGGAGAGAAGTTCTCAGGCTCAGCAGCAATAGCTTCAGGCTCAGCAGGATATTGCTGAAATGCAACAGGGGCTTAAAGAAGCTGAGCTTACCCAGAAGGAGTAGGCTAATATCAGGGATAATGAAACTAAGTTATTGATTGCAGAGATACAATCAGGTAATGATGATATTGCAGCAGATGGTTATGACCCATAGGATAAAGCCGCTTTGCTAGAGAAAATAAGGGAGTTTGATCTTAGGTTATCTCTTGATAAGGAGAGACTTAAGTTTGACAGGGAGAAACATAAAGCTGATATTGATATAAAGAAGTAGTCTTTAAGGAACAAAGTTATAAATAAAAATGAAAATTATAAGAAATATAATTGAGTCTTAGACAGAGCCTGACACTAATAGTTTATGGGTTAAGGATGGGGCTCTGTTAATGAATGTCAATGGTAAATGGCTCCCTGCTAATTAGGGGCTTCAAATACGTAAGTCTACCTCTAATGTCCCACAGAGAAGTTTTCCTTTAAATGAACCTGTTAAAGTAGGTAGTATCATGCTTTAGGGTGGTAGTACTTATATAGAGGGATGCTTAATTTGAGAGCATCCATAGCTACGACAATACCTGACTCCTCTGCAAACTTTGCCAGAGTATTGTTAACCTTTCAGACTTCTTCAGGTTAGGTATTATCAAGTGAACTAGTACATATCCCAAGGTTAGGCTTGGAGAACAGTTGTAAATGCTCCTATGGGTTTCAAAACCCACCAGCTGGAGAGGTACTATTATTTGTAAAAGCATTATCAGAGGGAGTGACTTGCAATCGAACAATTTGTCAAATAACAACTATTTCTTAATTTATGTATTTTACTGACGAAGACATTAGAACAGTGTATAGAAAACTTCAGGAGTATACAGTAAAGGACTCTGAGTTTGAGTAGTTAATAGACGTAACTAAGGATATACTTGTTCCCGTCCTTAGAGATGGGAGGAATAAACTTATTAGTGTAGATGATATAACCAAAAGCCTACAAGACCTCAGAGAAGGACAGTTCATTAATATTAATGATTCCTATGGGTCTACTATACATGATCTCACCACTGCCATTAATGCAGTTCCGGAAAATACAAGAAAAACTGGGGCTATTATAACTTTTGCAGGGGATTATGGATGGGAAATATGGTAGTTTGCCGGAGTGTTAATTTCAGGTTACACTGACCCCTTACAATGGATAAGGTATATTTATCCACTTAAATCTATTATTAATATCCCCTTGGAATATGAAATTACGGGGAACATGACCTTAGCAATAGCCATAAGCAAGGTTAAAATGAAAGATAGGAAACTGGGGTTGATTATAACCTTTTCAGATCAGGATTCCTTATGGAGGGAATACCAGTTTAAAGGCCCTTTGAATGGATTTACAAACCCTGATAACTGGCAGCTTATCAGCCCTGATCAATCAGGTATAAAAATAGTCAAAGGGCCCACTAATAGTAGACCTACATCTCTGGGAGTATAGGATAAAGGTTTCTTATACTATGACACAGATAGAGATTATCTCATATCTTGGGATGGAGCTCAGTGGAGAAATCCTGATGGTACAAGAGAATCCGCAGTTTCTATTATTTAATAATAATTTACTTTTTTTTTATTTATTTATGGCAATAATTGGGTTTAAAGTAACCAGAACTATTGTTCCTCAGAATATTGCAGCAGGAACAACTATATGTAATTGTAGTACTTAGGTAGGAACAGAAGGTGCGCCTGTCACTTATAGTTTATTATCTGGGAGTGCCCAGTATAATATTAACACATCCAACGGGGCAGTAACAGCTAAACAGGCTATGACCAAAGCAGAAGCCCAGAGTTTTCAGATAAGAGTAACAGATGCAACTTCTGCTACCCAAGATTCCGAGATATTAAAACCCTAGTTCCAAGCAGTTTAGCAGCCTTTATTTTCTGAGTCTAACAAGATATATAAAATTACGTCTATAGTAGACTTGGATGGAGATATTCTCTAGGTAGGAGAAGGGTCTACACTTGAGTTTGACGGAGGTAAAATTATTAATGGAAAACTCCGTGGTAACTATATTACTATAGCTGCCCCCCCTATTCAGATATTTGATCTTACAACTGATATTGTAGGCTGGGAAACTTGGAATGTAGATAAGGTTTACCCGGAATGGTTTAACCCTACATCTTCGTCAGGTATGGGTTGGAAAAAGGCTATACAGAAATGTATAGACTCATTTCATACAGTCTATATTTGGAGAGATTATATGGTAAGTGGCATAGGTGGAGGGGGCTTTTCAGGTATTCAATTACAGAGTAATGTGACTATTAAAGGTATAGACCCGGACACTAGTGCGTTATATCCCCTTCAAGTTCCAGAGGTATTTTATATACCGGAAGATTCTGAAAATATTACTATAGAGAATATTAGTATAGGCTCACTATCATAGGGCTCAGCTATGGTGGGAATATAGGGTCAGGGAATTATAACTGATGTTACACTTAAGAATGTTGTGTTTAAGAGGTGTAGTACAGCCATTAATAATGTTACAGGCCCATTAATAAACTGGAAAATCAGGGATTGTGAGTTTATACAATCTACAGATTCAGGGGTAGGGTTGTATAGTCAGCACTCTGAAATTAAAAGAACTACTATAGAATTTTCGGGATGTTACTTTAATAGTCTGATAACTCCTATGACAATTTTTAAGTCGGAGCAGGTTCTTATCAGGGACTGTATATTTGAGGGGGGGAGTCCTTTAAGTTCAACAGAGGCTGTAGTTAAATTAGTAGATTGTAGAAACTACATAATCGAGGACTGTATATTTAACAACTACAGTAGGAATTTAAAGAATAATGCAATAGTTGAGATAATAGGGTTTGCCTATGGAAGTATAAGGGGCTGTCTGTTTTCTTCAATTCAAAATACTAATGGGTAGGAACAAGGCGGTGTAATCAGGGCTAGTAATAATACTTGGCTAACTGTGGATAATGTTAAATTCCAAGAAATAGGTACTGATACTAACCATCTGTCTGCAAGAGGTACAGCATCAGTAGAAGTTAGAAATACAGTTAATCCCTTGGTAATATTCCAGCAGAGTAGTAACTCTACAGTAAATCTGGACGGGGCTTATAAGAAGAGATCAGGAAGTACTGCTTCTAGACCTACTAATGTAGCACCGGGTTTTATATACTATGACAGTTCTTTAGTTAAGTGCATAGTATTTACGGAATTAGGTTGGAGGAATATGGATGGGTCTGCTTTAGCTTAAGTAATAATAATATCAGGTAAATTACTGGGGGTAATCTCTTAGTAATTTACCTTTAATTGGTAAAATATAGTAAGATGAGAAAATACTTGATTATTATGTTGATATTGGCAGGTTTCCTGATTTCTTATCTGGTTAATCAGAATAGAAAACTTACTATTAAGTACCAGAACTCTGTTGAGAATATTAAGGCATATGATGCTCAGCTTGGACTAATGGGGGATAAGAGTAGAGTGTTTAAGTTAACTATTGATCAGTTAAATTATTTTAAAGACTCTGTTGTTATTAAAATGAGGGAGGTTCAGAAAGAATTAGGTATAAAAGATAAAAGATTACAGCAACTATAGTATGAATTAAGTCAGGCACAAAGACAGGATACTGTGGTGTTACAGGATACTATATTCAGGAATGCAGGATTCAGGCTTGATACTTTAATAGGTGACAAGTGGTTGAGTACCAGACTTCTCTTGGAATATCCGGGTACTATAGTGCTAAGCCCTGAAGTATAGCTTGAGAGATTTGTATTTATAAAAGGGAGTAAAGAGACTGTTGAGCCTCCTAAGAAGTTCTTTCTGTTCAGGTGGTTCCAGAAACGGCATATTACAGTAGAAGTAAATGTAAAGGAAAATAACCCATATGTAATAAATAAAGAACAAAAGTTTATATAGATAATTAAATGATATGATGGAAAATGGAGTACTAATCACTGCCTTTATAGGTGCTGCAACTACATTTACTTCTGGGTTTACTGCATGGTTTTTTGCCAGAAAGAAGTATAATAGTGAGGTAGACAATAATCTGATTAAAAATATGCAGGACTCTTTGGAGTTCTATAAGAAGTTATCAGATGATAATAAGGTAAGGCTTGAAGAAGTCCTCAAGAGGAATGATAACCTTGAATAGGAAGTAAAGGAATTAAGACAGCAATTAATGTCTCTCATGGTAGGGGTATGTACAGATTTGTCTTGGAGGGTAAATGGGGAAAAAGAAGCGAGTGTAAATAACTTAAAAAAGAAATAATATGAAGAGAGTATTAAACCTTGGTAGACTTTCACGAATAGTTGAAGGAGATCCTAATGAAGTAACTTCGGAAGAAATACTTGTTATTAAAGACCCTACTACAGGACAGGTAGATGATATTCAGGTAAGGGGCCCTGTAGGGGATATGGAATCAGTAATGGTTAATAAAGCTGTTCTATGTATAAGGGCAGCTTTTGCAATAAGTGCTACTCCTGAAGATGCAGTAGTTACTCTTAATGGGAGGACAAAAGAAGCTATAGCAGTATAGCCCGGTTCTAATGTTTCATGGTCAGTATCAAAAACTGGATTTATTACTCAAGAGGGTACTGAGGTAGTAACGGGGGATACACTAAAGCGGATAACCTTAGTAGCAGCAGGAGCCTGATAGATGTGATTATGGAATTACTATTGAAAAGAACAGTTAAAGCACAAGACTATACAATAGGAGATTTGTATATTGATAATGTGTTTTTCTGTAATACACTCGAAGATACAGATAGAGGCCTCAGTCAAACCCAATCCCTTTCTGAAATACTGAGTAAAAAGGTCTATGGTAAGACAGCTATACCCTATGGGGCCTATAGGATTGACATGGATACTGTAAGTCCTAAATTTAAAGACAGATCGTGGGCTAAACCTTATGGAGGTAAGTTGCCCAGACTCATGGATGTGAAAGGGTATGAAGGAGTCTTGATACATACTGGAAATAAGCCGGAAGATACATTAGGTTGTATTTTGGTTGGAATAAATAAGGTTAAAGGCTCTGTAGCAAACAGTACTGAGTACTTCCATAAATTAATGACTGTGCTGCTAAATGCCCGTAAGTCAGGAGAGAGCATAAATTTAAAAATAGAATAAATAGAATAATTATGGCAAAAACTTGTAAATGTGGAGGAAAAACACCTGCTAAAGGTGGAAAGAGACCAGTAAAGAAATGAAGGAGCAGGGGTGTATAAACTTTATATACCCCTATTGCTTTAACAGTAAATAACTATTTTGTTTATTGTTATATAAGCACATTATTCAATACATTGTATAAGTTACAAACTCCACTTATCTTTGTACTGGTTTAATAACTAAAGGAGTAGAAATATGATAGGAGAATTAAGTGAAGACCTCATTATGACAGGAGATGAAATGGATTTGGAAAATCTGTTCTCTACTGACTCGGAGGAAGAAAAAACACAGGAATCCTCACCTGATGAAAAGGAGGATAAAAAACAAACAACTGAAGAAACTACTGAGGAGGAACAGGTAAGTCCTGATGATTTATTTGATACTCCGGAGAGCGTAGGTAGTGGAAAAGATAATCAAGAAGAAGAGGAAGATACCCAATCTGAAAAGGATAAAGGTACTTCTCCCAAAACTAACTTCTACTCTTCCATTGCCAGTGCCTTGAAAGAAGAAGGTATCTTCCCTGACCTTGATGATGATACATTAAATGAAATTAAAACCCCTGAAGACTTTGCTGAGGCAGTTGAAAAAACAGTTCAGGCAAGGCTGGATGAGAGACAGAAGAGGATTGATGCTGCATTACAGGCAGATATAGAACCTGATGAAATCAGAAGGTATGAACAAACTCTTGCTGGTCTGGATTCAATTAAAGAGGAGCATCTGTCAGATGAAACTGAAAGGGGAGAAAAATTAAGGAAGAATTTAATTTATCAGGATTTTAGAAACAGAGGTTATAGTGAGGCCAGAGCTAAAAGAGAGGTTGAGAAATCTTTTAATGCAGGTACAGATATTGAGGATGCTAAGGAAGCCTTGGAAAGTAACAAAGAGTACTTTAGTAGCCAGTATCAAGACCTGATTAAAGAGGCTCAGGAAGAAACAAAGGCAGAGCAGGAAAGACAGAAGAAAGAGGCTATATAGCTTAAAAAGTCAATGCTTGAGGATAAAGAAGTTCTTAAGGGGGTAACACTTGACAGGGTTACCAGACAGAAAGCATTTGACAATGTTACCAAACCTGTCTTTAAAACAGAAGATGGGGAATATCTTACTGCTGTCCAGAAGTATGAAATGGATAATCCTGTTGAATTCAGGAAATATCTGGGAATATTGTTTACTATGACTGATGGTTTCAAGAATATTGATGGCCTTGTAAAGGGTAAGGTAAAAAAAGAGATAAAGCAAAGTCTCAGAGAGCTTGAACATAAGCTTAGTAACACTACCAGAGTTTCAACAGGTAACCCTAGATATGTGGGGGGTGTTGAGGAAGATACTGAGTCTTATGGTGGAAAAGGCTGGGACCTTGATGTCTAAGTATACTAACTATTTTAAAAATAAACTAACAAATTATGGCAGGTAAATTAGGTAAGTTTCAAATGTTGGGTTTCCAGCATTGGAAGGGTTTAACAAGTGATAACCACCTTGGTGCTATCTTCCAGCAAGCTCCCCAGAAAGCTTCAAATCTTATGGTAAGATTATTAGCTTTCAACAGAGGAAAGAGTTTGGATACATTCCTTAGCTCATTCCCAGTAAAAGAGTTTGATGATGACAATGAGTACTACTGGGATGTTATTGGTTCCTCAAGAAGGAATATCCCTCTGGTAGAAGCAAGAGATGAGGATGGTACTGTAGTAGCAGCTGGTGCAGCTAATGTAGGAGTGGGTACAGCACCATTCTATTTAGTATTTGCGGAAGATTGGTTTGCTGATGGTGAAATAATTGTAGGTAACCTGAATCAGGTATATCAGTTCAGAATCCTCGGAGATTCAAGGATGGAGGGCACTAATGCTGTATACAAAGTGGAACTCATGGGAGGTAACTCTACTGGAGTCCCGGCTGAAAGATTACAGCAAGGGGAAAGGTTCTCTGTAGAATTTGCTCCTGTAGAACGTGAGTTATCTCGTAAGGTAGGGGATGTTAGATTCACTAGCCCTGTTTCTATGAGAAATGAATGGACTACAATCAGGATTCAACATAAAGTAGCCGGTAATAAATTAAACAAGAAACTTGCTATGGGTATCCCTATGGTCAGAAATCTTGAAAGTGGCAAGCAGGTAAAAGATACTGCTAACATGTGGATGCACTATGTTGACTGGGAAGTTGAATTGCAGTTTGATGAGTACAAGAACAATGCTATGGCATGGGGAGTATCAAACAGGAATGCCAACGGTGAATATATGAACTTTGGTAAATCAGGCAATGTTATTAAAACAGGCGCTGGTATCTTTGAACAAACAGAGGTTGCCAATACTATGCACTATAATACGTTTAGTCTGAAATTACTGGAGGATGCACTATATGAGCTTTCAGCATCCAAACTTGCAATGGATGACAGGTTCTTTTTGATAAAGACCGGTGAAAGAGGGGCTATTCAGTTCCATAAAGAAGTGTTGAAGACTGTTTCTGGTTGGACCACATTTGTACTTGATAATAATTCTACAAGAGTTGTTGAGAAAGTTCAGTCCAAACTGCATAGTAATGCTCTTAGTGCCGGATTCCAGTTTGTTGAATATAAAGCACCTAATGGTGTCAGAGTGAGACTGGATGTTGATCCTTTATATGATGATCCGGTAAGAAATAAGATTCTTCATCCTATGGGTGGGGTAGCCTTCTCTTACAGATATGATATCTGGTATATTGGTACTATGGATCAACCTAATATCTTTAAGTGTAGAATTAAAGGTGATAATGATTACAGGGGTTACCAATGGGGTATAAGAAACCCATATACAGGTCAAAAGGGTAATCCTTATATGTCCTTTGATGAGGATGCTGCGGTAATTCACAGGATGTCTACTTTGGGTGTTTGTGTACTTGACCCAACAAGAACTATGTCTTTAATTCCTGCAATATTGCAGTAATTAATATAAGTAAAAAGGGGAGTAGGGGATAATACTCTTCTTCCCTTTATTTTTTTTTAATATTAAGTGGAGAAATAATATGGCAAAAGAAGTTAGTAACATCATTTTGGATGATGAAGAGATTATGAAAGAAACCCCCCAAGTTATCCTTGATAAGGAGTCTATAGAAAAACCTAAGACAAAAGAGGCTAAGAAACATATAACAGAACAAACAACTGATCTTATTAGTTGCCTTAAAAATGAAACTGTTGTTGTAAGATTTATTCCTAAGCAGACTGGGCTGGTTTCTAACCCTAAACATGTTTTATATGGGGGTATGGCAGAAACTGCTGTAAGGTGGTTTACCTTACCCAGATTATAGTCAGGTATGTATGTAAACCCACTTACTGATGATGAAAAAGCTTATCTTGAAGAAGTTATGGGCTTGGAATATAATGCCTTGTCTATTTATAAAAAAATAGATAACTTCTGGGATAATTTAACTGTAAGGTTATCTAAGTCAGATAATTACTTGAACTTAGCTAATCCTGATGATTATATCAAGTATAAAATCTTGCTGGCTAATAAGAATCATGTAGCACCTTCCTTACAGGACTTACAGGATAGGCCTAAAGCTACTTATCAGTTTGTAATTATACGTGAAGGAGAAGAGACTAAAAATGCTAAGAAGGAGATGTCTTCTACAATGCAGTCTTATATGAAATTCGGAGAAATTCAGGATGATGCTGACAAGTTAAGGGTTATTATTGAAACTATAGATGGAAGACCTCTTGCTAAGACAACTAAGATTGAATTCTTGCAGGAGAAGGTTAATAAGCTTATTCAAGCTGATCCAAGATTATTCCTGAGAGTTACAGAAGACCCCCATCTCGATACTAAAGTATTGATTAAGAAAGCTATAGAAGCAGGACTTATTAGTAATAGAGGAGGAATGTTATACCTCAAGTCTGATGGAACACCATTATGTGGAGATAATGAGGAACCTACCTTGAGTGTAGCTGCTAAATTCTTAGGTTCACCTAAGAAGCAGGAACTAAAGTTTAGCTTGGAAGCAAAACTAAAGGAGTGATAAAAGTATGAATACCCGTGAATTTTCAAACTAGTTTGATGTACTCTATAATGATATAATGAGTAATGCTGCTCCGGGGGTAAATGAATATGAGAAGTCTGTTTTTCTTACAAAAGCTTAGGAGGAGATAGTCAAGAATTACTTTGAACCCTCTGGTAATAAATATGGAAAGGGTTTAGATGATTCTCCAAAAAGGCAGATAGATTTTTCATGGCTGATAAAAACAGGATAGGGAGCACAGAGTGCAAGACCCCCTATGGTCTTTGATAGCAGGTCTAAGGTTTATGACCTTCCTGATGATCTATTTCTCATTATAAATGAAGCTGTGGACACTAGTGCAGGAACCAGACAGGTAATTCCTATCAGCTATTCTGAGTATACTCGTCTCACCTCAAGACCCTACAGGGGCCCTGTGAAATATCAGGCATGGAGACTAACTACTACTTCTGTAAATAAAACCTCTGTAGAGTTAATAATTAATAATAACGAGACTATTACAAATTACAGAATAAGGTATATCAGAAGACCTGCCCCTATTATTACATCTGACTTGACTGAGTATGGGAATCTTACAATAAATGGTATAGGTACTATTTCAGAGTGTGAGCTTAATCCTATTATTCATCAGGAGATATTACAGAGAGCAGTTGAGTTGGCTAAGGTAGCTTATGAGGGAGATTTAAGGGCTAGTATTGAAACAGGGCAAAGGTCTGAATAAAAAAGTAAGATATGACTAACAAAGAATTTTCTGACGGGTTTAGTACTTTACTTAATTCCTTTGGTGTTACTCCTAATATAGTCCTTGATGAGTATGAGAAGTCAGTATTTCTCACCAATGCTCAGGAACAGCTTATTATTGATTTTTATTCCGGAAGAAATATAGCCTCTGGAAAGTCTTTTGAACAGACTGAAGAGATAAGGAGATACCTTAGTGATTTAGTAGAAACATGGGAATCTACAGTTAAGGCAGAAGGAAGAGGGGGATTATCCCCAAATTCTACCTTCTTTTTGATTCCGGAGGGTATATGGTTTATTACTTATGAGGTAGCATATCTTAAAGACCCTTAGTTAGGATGTCTGGAAGGTATAGGAGCAAATGTAATTCCAGTACCCTAGGATGATTTCTACAGAATAAAGGATAATCCTTTTAAGGGGCCCAGTAAGGATAGGGTATTAAGGCTCGACATAAAAGGAAGATTAGTTGAACTAATCAGTAAGTATAATATAGATAAGTACCTAGTAAGGTATGTAGCCCAACCATCCCCTATTGTATTAGAGGATTTACCGGATTTATTAAGTATCAATGGGGTACGTACCTAGAGTGAGTGTGAGCTTAATCCTATAATACACAGAGCAATACTGGAAAGGGCTGTACAACTTGCTATACTAAGTAAAACACAACTAATAAGTAATAAAGAATAAAATTATAACTACTTAAAATAATAAAATTATGGTAATTTCTACTAACCAAGTAAGACATTTATATGTTGCGAAGTCTCTTAAAACCAGTACTGCAACTCTTTTAACTCCCGGTGATATTTTCCCTAAAGCAGATACAGCTAAAACCACCTTGTATTTTCGGTATATGTCCCCCGGAGGACTTGAATCAAGCGACAAGATTGATCTGAGTAATGTATTATATGCAAAAGCCACACCTTCAAGTGCTTTAGCACACAAGTTAATCAGGTACTCAGTTACTCTGGATACAGATGCATCTGCTAATATTGTAGCAGGCCAGAACTATATTCTGAGATTAGCTTTCCGGCAATATATAGGTTTGTCAGAGGAGGATCAATACTTTAAGTATGGGGAAGTAGTTGCAACTACTAATATGGATGAATCAGATTTCTATAAGAAGATGGCATTGTCTTTAGCTAAGAATATTAAAGACACGGCTTCCCCTTTAGTAAATATTTACCTTGTAAGTGCAGCAGCAGCAGGTGGCACAGATGTACCAGTTACAGCCACTACTAAGGAATCAGACCTTGCTGCAACTGACTATAACCAAATCATCATTGAAGAAGCAGAACAACCTTGGGTTCTTGGTATGATGCCACAGGCATTTATTCCTTTTACTCCACAGTTCTTGCCTATTACAGTAAGTGGTCAGGATTTACCTTGGGGTAAGGCAGAGAAAGTAACTCCTACCAAGACTGTTCCTGATGGACACATGATAGCAGATTTGGAGTACTTCTGTATGGGTGCAAGAGGAGATATTTACAGAGGAATGGGTTATCCTAATATCATTCATACTACTTATTTGGCTGACCCAAATGCAGTTTATGATACATTGGATATTCACTACTTCTACACAGGAAGCAATGAGTCAGTTCAGAAGTCTGAGAAAACTATTACATTAGTAGCTGTGGATGATGGTAGTCACACTACAATGAATGCTCTTATTGCTGCGATTAATAATGCATCAGGGCTTGCAATAGGTACTTTATCCTAATGAAGATAAAGGGTTAAAAGGGCATAGTAATCTATGCCCTTATTTTTTTTTTACTATTTAAATTTTAAAGAGAAACTATGGGATTATATTTTAAAGAGTTGAGAATAACTCCAAATGGGGAAGAGCTCAGAATACATGCAGGAGTTGAGAGGGGAACCCCTTTTATGAATGTAGAATTAGACAAAATAGTTATAGATACTCAAAGTACCTATGTTAAAGATGGGCCCAGTAGTAAGCCTGTATATGAGTATCAGGTGTAGTCAGGGGATGTAAAAGATTGTAAATTAGTGCTTACTAAAGATGAATTGGTAAATATACCCATGTCTTCTACCTTATTCTTTGTGTATGTTATTTCTAAAGGGTCTTCAACTTCCAGTTAGTTTGAACCTCGGATAATGGGCACAGCAGCTAACCTGTATCCATATATGCAGCAAATGATGACCTTTGTGAAAGAAATTGGGGATAACTGCTGTATCCCTAAAGGATTTATTGATAAATTTTTGAGGTATAAAGCTTTGGATTTAAGTATCAAGACAGGAAATTATCCACAGGCTATTAAATATTGGAATAGGTTCTTTACTGGTAAATTATCAGAGCATTCCTCAACAAAATGTTCATGCAATGGATGATTTGAATACTGTATCATATAATGCTGTTAATATTTACTTTGATACACTTACCAAATTAGGGTATAAGTGTTATTGGAGTGTAAATCAGTTATTAGCTCTGCTGGCTATTGAAGAGACTCTGAATATCTTTCAGGATTATATAACAGAGGATAATCTGCGTGATATAATGAATGCTGTATATTGTCTTAGTGGTACTACATGTTTGATACAATTCCCCAAACAGTTCGTAGAAGACACTAGTGTACATGAGACTGTTACTTCCTATGATTGGGAAACTAGAAGTACAGAGACTGGATAGATAAGAATAGGGCAGGGAGGATTATTCCGTATCCCTGACACTTTTATATACTACTAATAAGAATTTTATTAATACCCTTGCATATATAAGTCAGACTACTTATCTTTGTGCAAGGGTATAATTAATTTAAACAGATATGACATATTCAGAAATAGTATATATGTGCCTTGATGAATTAAAACTATCATCAGATGATAGTTATTTCACCAAAGACCACTTGCTCTTCTTACTAAGTAAGTATAGGGCATTCTTGCTTAAACAGAGATATTCAGATATTAAAAAGCCTATACCGGAGAGTAACTACTAGGTTATTTGTCTGGAATTACAGGAAATAGCTCCTATAGATGGAGGTTATTGTGAGGGAAGTAACTATCTTACAAGTGTTCTTCCTGTACCCCCAGTTATGAAGATTGGGTCACCTAGGATATATACAGATTATTACCAAGGAGAGATTGCTTTCATAAGTAGGGATAGAATGAAATATGTAGGGTATAATAAGGCCCTGCAAAACTTTATATACTGCTCCAGACACCCTAACGGGCATCTTTACTTTACTTCCTGTAATCCTTAGTTTATTTACCTGTAGAGTATTCAGATGTCTGCAATATTTGAGGATATAATTGCTGCAACCAATCTGAGTTGTCTGGATTAGTCTACCTGTGATATATACGATAGTATATTCCCGATAGAAGATAGCTTGGTTCCACCACTGATAGAACTTGTGGTAAAAGAATTGAGAGGCCCTGAGTATTCTCCTGAAGACAAGGGTAATAATGCAGAGGATGATTTAAGTAATGTAAGTATGAAGTAATGGAGAATCTGATAGAATTCAAGAAAAGAATAAAGAAGGGAAATCATCCTAAATAGTATAGGATAAGAAATTCTTTAGGAGTTTATGATGCATATAAATACTATAGGAAAAATAAACCGGATAGTAAGGAATTTATACTTTCAGAGTCTTAGTATTTCTCTATTATAAGAAAGATTAATCTTTTACTTGTAGAGTCTCTTTTGCAGGGTAATGATGTAAAGCTACCCAAGTCAATGGGGACTATTGAGATAAGAAAATATGAAAGGAGGGTAAGGATTGGCAAGGATGGTAAAGTATACACTAACCTCCCTGTGAACTGGGATGCAACCCTTTAGTTATGGTATGAAGACCCTGAAGCATATAGAGAAAGAACTTTAGTCAGAATTGAAGAACCTGAAATATTCAAGGTATACTATAACAGGGAGTCAGCTACCTTTAATAATAAATCCTACTATGAATTTGTCTTCAACAGGGATTTAAAGATAAGACTTAAGCAAAAAATAAAGTAGGGACATATAGATGCTCCCTATTTAAAGAAAAAGGTGAGATATGGTGAATAATATTAAATATACAAATGTCCGTGTAATCCTTGACAGATTACTTCGTCATCCTTTATTACAGGAGCTTAACCTTGAAGCAGCTATACAGTACACTCTTGACTTTATAAGCATAGTAGGGTTACCTAATATATACATAGATAAAATTGAAACTGTGGATATAAAGGACTATAGGGGGCAATTACCTTGTGATCTGATAGCTATAAATCAGGTCAGGCTGCATTCAAATGGGGCTTGTATAAGGAGTATGACAGGTAATTTTAATGCGTGCCCTATAGGGGATGTACATAATACTCCCCAAAATAGTGAAACTACCTTCAAAGTACAGGGTAGTATGATTTATACATCCCAGAGAGAGGCACAATTGGATATTAGTTATAAGGCCATTATGATGGATGGTGAGGGGTATCCCTTAATACCGGATGACCCTGTATTTCTTAATGCACTGGAACTTTTTATAAAGAAGGAATTCTTTACTATTTTATTTGATTTAGGTAAAATAGCACCGGCTGTATTACAGAATACCGAGCAGAAATATGCTTTCAGGGTAGGACAATGCCATAATAGATTTGTTATGCCCTCGGTTTCAGAGATGGAAACTTTGACAAATATACTTAATAGGCTTATTCCTTCTACTAACGAGTTTAGAAGAGGTTTTAAAAGTCTTGGAGATAAAGAGTACCTGAGAGTCCACTAATTTAGTCACCTGAAAAATAATTAATATGGCACTAAAGAAAGAATAGCATTTTATAAGAGGAGTACAAAGGGATTTATCAGTTTCAAAATTTAATCCTGAATATGCTTTTGATGCGCAAAATATAAGAATAACTGCTAGGGAACACAGCACTCTCCTGACTGTAACAAATGAGAAAGGAAATAAAAAGGTTGATATAATCTGGTGGCCTTAGCCTATAAGAGGTACATTATTGGGTCATGTAGTTCTTAATAACTTTGTAGTACTGTTTATAAAGAATGATAATCCGACTGCTACCAAACCTGATGAAATCTGGAGGGTAGAAGATAAAGGAGGCTACTTCTCAGGGTTTAGATTATATCAGGGTAACCTGAATTTTAGTACTGACTACCCTATTGAATGTACATCTGTTTATGAAACATAGGATATACAGAAAGTATATTGGGTAGATGGCAGAAATCAGCTTAGAGTTATAAATATAGTTGCATAGGATGAAACTACCCGTAAGTATACTGATACTTATTTTGATGCTTCCCCTACTTTACTACTGAATGAATCTGTTAAAGTAGAGAGAAGTACCATAGGTAATGGAGTATTTGCTCCGGGAGTTATATAGTATGCCCTGACTTACTACAATAAATATGGGCAGGAGTCTAATATATTTTATACCAGCCCCTTACAGTACATATCTTTCTCTGATAGGGGAGGGTCTCCAGAAGAGAAATGTAGTAATAGTTTTGTTATAACTATTGATAATGTAGATACCAGCTTTGATTATGTCAGAATATATTCTATACACAGAAGTAGTATAGATGCTACCCCTGTAGTAACTGATGTAGCAGATATAGCTACTACTACTACTATAACCTTTATAGATACAGGGACTACAGGTAGTTCTGTAGACCCTACAGAGCTTCTCTATGTTGGGGGTGAAGATGTGATTTTCGGGACTATAGCTTAGAAAGATAATACCTTATTTTTAGGTAATTTTACCCTACAGAGACCTACCATAAATCAATCTATAAAGGATCAGGTCAAATAGGGCCAGATAACCTATAGTAATATGGGTCGGGGTAATAGTGTTAAGAATATCGGATATTATCCCTACAGGAATAGCCTGTACCTAGGCTCTGTTATTAAATCCTTTAAGTATCTGGAATGGTATAGATTTGGGGTACAGTTTTAGTATAAAACAGGCAAATGGTCAGAACCTATATGGGTAAATGATGCCTATAATACTACTAAACCTAACTACAATGGCAGCCTTACTACAGTTGTAGCAAGATACAATATACCATAGCCTGTAGTAGAGGAAGCAGTATCTCTGGGATTTATCAGAGCAAGAGGAGTTGTAGTATTCCCTTCTTTATCTGACAGGGAATGTATAGCTTAGGGGGTATTATGTCCTACTGTTTATAATGTGAAAGACAGATTCTCAAACTCCCCCTTTGTTCAGTCTTCTTGGTTTACCCGCCCTAACTTTGCATTTGATATACTTACTAATATATCTAATTGGGAGGGTATAGAGTCTGAGGATGTTTTACAATCAAGAGCAGCAGTAATAGAGAATCAGAGTGGTACTTATACTATAGGAGGGATTGAAAGAGATATAGATGTAGTTAATAAAGGGGTGTGGGTTGAGTTTCAACATAATAAGCCTATTCCTTCTAATTGGAAGAGAAATGCAGAAATATAGTCTATAGGATATGCAATGCCTTCTCCCTTCGTGCAGGCTCAGGGAGCTGCTTTAATAGAAGAAGTAAGTAATAATGCAGAGAGTTTCTTTATTGACTAGTCTATAGTAACTTTTCATTCTCCTGATGTTGAGTTTGATGATTCTATTCAGAATCTGGATAATAGTGCCCTTAAATTAAGAATTGTAGGTGTAGTGCCTATTACTTCCACAAGCACTGATATAAACATACAGGCATCTACAGCCCCTAAGAATACAGAGCTAGGAGGGCCTTATTATGAGACTGTAGGTACAGAGAATGAGTCCTTCTAGGGTATTAAGTCCTTAGCTTCCGGTGTATACTGGGTAGATAAAGTAGTAGGAGAAGCTAATGCCTATAAAGCAGAGAGAGGTTTTTTTACTTATGCTTGGCATAGGAACGGGTCATTGAATAATGAAACTTATGTAGCAGAGGGTTCCAGAACAGCAATGCTTGATAAGAAGAAATTATCAAATCTCAAGTTTTCTTCTCGCACAGAGTTTTTAAGTTCTCCTTGGGAAGCTTTTAAACAGGGGGATGATGAACATACCGGGATTACTCCTATATCAATAGTTAATTCGGAGGAACAACAAATAGTAAGGATTCCTTCCCCTGAAAATTCTAACCTTCCCAGTCTGAACTATTTAGGAAATATAGATTCTGTGGTAATACCCACCAGAAATGACCAACCTTATACTATAAGTGTGGGAAGCGCAACCAAGACTTATAATAAAAAGAACGGCTACCTTATTATAGCCACTGTAGCAGACTCAAAGAGCAAGACTCCTCATGAGATATTTGCTTCTTAGATAGCTCCATTAGACCAATGCCCTATTGGAGGATGGCAGAGT